CATTTTAGATGAAATTTACAAATATTCTTACAAACTTAGGTGCTAAATTCTTTAAAGGCGTCGTTCGACTCGCGCCACCAACCCGGTGTCCACCATTCGTCCATTCTCACCCACCCAAAACTCACATGTTGCGGACTCCCAGTAATCGCGACCATAGACAGTGGTATCAAGTTCCCTCAACTTGACCTCCGTCTCCATACAAAGCATTTCCAACCTAGACATCTCTGCCTTCGCCTCAACAACCTTTAACTTAGCGTTGTCAAAGTACTCGGTCATTTTCCTTTGGCATTCTTCCTTGTAGTCATCATGAATCTTCTTCTCAAAGGCGGGAAGCTTTTGGATTGTTTTGAGTGAAAGATCATCATAGTAGACGAATCCACGTTGAGCACGGATAATCTCCTCCTCCGTTCCAATTTCCATGACGATTGCTCGAAGACCATTTTCCACCAGGTTTTCCCAGGTCCAGGAGTTAAACGCAGCGGCGGTGGATATGCAACCAACGAGTTCCCCAGCCTCACCACCGGGAGCCCAACGGACGTTCTTCACACACCATTGCTTGATAGCCTGGCTCTTTCGAAACGCAGTCATACGCTTGATGGGGGTCCAAGTACGCCTCGCTTCTTTTTCCCACTTCATGAGAACCTTGTACTCCTCGTGCATCTTCTTCACATAATCCAGAAGCTGATTTCTGATAGGAGTGATGAGGACCCTCCTCGGTGGGGAAGCCTCAAAGTCACTGTCACTGTCATTGTCACTTTCAAGAACTGAATCATCGTCACTGTAGTAGAACGTGTCTTCGTGGATTGGTTTGTTACCGTTCATGTGGTCATGAACGCGTTTCATTTGATCTGCCATCTTCAGATAGATACCATCGGGGATCTGACTGGAGATTTCGTCAAGGCAGGACATGAGGCTTTGGAGATTTTCCATGTTGGTTGATTTTTAAGTTGAAAATTACAAAGATTTCTAAAGACTTAGGTTAAGAATGTTTCTCCAAGATCATGTAATTTGGGTACATTTCACGCATCATTCTCTTTTGAACAAGATAAACCTCTTTTTTGTCATTCAATGTCAAAGACTCGGTGACAAAACTGATAATCTTTTCGTCGTGGATAACATCCACTTGAATTGAGTATCCCCAATATGTCGTGGGAACAACGTCAACTTTAGGGATCTCCTTGAGAGCAAGTGCATTCAAATGACGTTGAATGACACCTAAACGGGATTTCGCTCTAATGATTGCGGGTAATGTGTTCATGGATTCTACCTACACTCCAAATGAGACTCAAGATGGTGGTTGCGTTTTTGAAAGTCTCGTTTGGGGAGTTCATGTTAAATTTTACATAGTTTAGAGTAACTTAGGTTATTCATATGTATCCTCGCCGTAGAGGTCCTCGATTACCTCAAGCATTTCCTCGATATCCTTGAGGGCTGACCTCGTTGAGCGGAGATTCCACTTAGCCAGAGTTTTAATTTTATTATTGGCAGTCTTATATTTAACAATGTCCTTACGAAGCCTCTCCTCTATATTCACCTTCACGATGGGACGCTTCGTCTTATGACGGGGAGCAGAAGATGGGGTGGGCTCATTCACACTATTATAAATACGTGTTGCAATCATCTATTTATAATAATTATAGGGGTATTAACTTTAACTCGTTTAAGGGCGTTTTCTAAGGGTCCCCATTCTTTGGGCAGTTCTACCCGCTGCAATTGTTTTACCAAAGTTGTTTGCCTCTCGTATAATTTGATTAGCTGTTTTTGTTTTGTTGTCATAACTCTTCATCAAACCATTGACCACGAAGTTGCGGAGATTCTTCTTCTTAAGATTTCGAAGCAATTTGTTACGATTTGTATTTACTCTCTTCGCAGTGGATTGACTGACATTGTTATTTCTTACACGCTTGACACCACGTTGGTTGTTGCGTTCATTAATCCTTTCCTTTTTAGCATTTGGTTGACTGACATTGTTAAGGTTGTTGTTTTTGTTACCCACAATAGAGTTCCTTGAACCAACACCACTTTGTGCGTTAGGACCTCTCACGGGTGGAGGTCCGTTATTGTTATTGTTCTTATTCTTATTCTTATTCTTATTTAATCCCTGATTTGCAAGTGCCGCTGCAAGAATGTTATTAGGATTGTTTGGTGTCTTCCTTTTTACTCCTTTATTCTCATTAACCACTCGTATTGGGGTTCCACCGAGGCGACCAATCGCACCCGCGAGTGCTCTGGTTCCATTGTTTCTTGAAGTACTGTTTCGTGAAGTAGCAGTACTACTGTTTCCACTCCCTTCTAAAACAGAGTTTAAACGACGATTTTGAGGCATCCCCGCAAGACCGCCGTTTCCATTTTTCTTTCCATTTTTGTTTCCAGAACTGGTGGCAGTATTTTTATTATTCACACGTTCCAAATTAGGTCTTTCTGATGCGACACCAGTAATTTGAGATCCGGGACGACCTGCGTTTTGGCGGTTAGGTTTTTTGATGATATTGTTTAAACCTATAACTTTAGCCGTACCTTGAGATGACGTAAGAAACCAAAGTTTAGGAGTTACACCGTTGACTGTGCATATATATAAAAACATATTAGCCATCATGGTATCTCCAGTTGTTAAAGCATAATGATAAGTATCGCGATTTTGTGTGTTCTTAATAGTTCTAACAGCTGTAAGAACCTGCATAAAATCACCTAAAAACTTCGACAACCTGGCTTGGGAGGTATTAATTCTCTTTGCTGCATCCTTACTCATTTTACCTGATAAACGAAAGACGCATTCGGGATCTTTTTTGGTTCGAAATCTTTTTTTTTGCATAGAATTGCTTAAATATATACCGTAACCACGTCCAATTCTTTTAGGTTTACCACCCTTTACATTTTTATCTAATTGTTGTGAATAATACACTTCAAGATTTGTCTGTCCCAGTTCGTGTAGAATTGTGAATTTAGGTTGATGGTAATTATATGTCAATCGAGACTTTGGTTCCTCTTTCATGACGAGTACACTATCAGCTTTAGCACTATCAATAATTAAATCCACACCTGGATCCATAAAGTTAGCAACGCTAACCATTGGATATATACTTTTAATTCTTTCTTCCACACCTATATTCTTTGCATTATATGCAGGGCGCGAAACGGTTTGCGCGGTTCTATTAATCATACGAGTTGCCGTTCTTGCTTTATCTTCTTGGTCAACTAACCAATAAAGAAGGTTAGGCTTCTTTATAATATAAGGGGTTACCTCACTCTTGTTCAATTCTATAGCATTTTTAACAGCGTTACTTTTGTCATAAATCTGTTCAAATGACGCTTTTATTCGACTCTCTTTACCAGTCGCCGATTTACCCATAATATCTTCCATCTTCGAAATAAAAGGTGTTTGATATTCCGCCTTGGTTTCAAATTCAATACCAGATCCAAAAAAATACCATACAGGTGTTTTTATTTCTTTGTTACCCTCGCGATAACTACCTTTACAAAAATTTTCGAAAGTCATATTCTTCACTGGAAGTGTACCATCGTGTTCCATATCTAAATACATGAGATAAGCAAAGTTCAACGTCTTTTCTATACTATTAAGATCAATGGTAAGATTCATATCTTTCGGACCTCTGAAGTAACTTATACGTGTTTTATTACCGGGTTGTTTATAAGTAAACATTTCGCAATGTTTTTTTATTATAACCGTTCTCTCATTGTCATTTTTACCTGAAAATAATTCACTAGTAAATACATTATTAGATGTATTGTCATAATAAGATATTAAGAAGTGTATAAGATCCTGATCACCCCCAAAATTCTTATTAACAACTTGAATTACCAACTTGGAAAGATCTTTAATTAATCTGAGTTGACTGGTTGTCGCATTATCTGCACTGATTCTCGTATTAACAGGTCTATTACGTGTGTTACATTTATTGACCTGAGAAGTTGTATTCATTCTATAATTTACTGAGAAAAATTTCTATAATTAAAGAGTTACTACAAAATATACATAATGACTACTAAAGTGGCTATAGTTACAGGAGCCACAGGTCAAGATGGTTCATATCTATGCGAACTCTTACTGAGTAAAGGATATAATGTAAAATGTTTGGTACGTCGCTCAACTCAACAGATTGAGAAGAGTAATTTGGGTTCACTTATGAATTCTATAGAAATCTATGAAGGCGACATACTTGATCAACCCATTATTCATAAGATGATTCGCGACTGTGAAACGTATGACAGAGTTGAGATTTATAACCTCGCGGCGCAGAGTCATGTACATACATCTTTTAAGTGTCCAAGCTATACATTTGAGGCTAATACGTTTGGTATACTAAACATATTGGAAGGTGTGAGACATAGTTCTGAATCATCTAAATATCGTATATACCAAGCTTCTTCGTCTGAGATGTTTGGGAAAGTGGTGGAATCTCCACAAAATGAACAAACACCCTTCTACCCGCGCTCAGTATATGGTGTGTCTAAGGTGGCATCTCATTGGCTTGTAAAAAACTACCGAGAGTCCTATGGTATTTATGCATGTTCTGGCATTCTCTTCAATCATGAGTCACCGAGACGAGGTGCAGACTTTGTTACTAAAAAGATTACAGAAGGTGTAAAACAAATCAGTAAGGGTGAAAAGGAGTACATAGAACTTGGAAATCTCAACGCTGTTAGGGATTGGGGTCATGCAAAGGATTATGTTGAGGCTATGTGGATCAGTCTTCAACAAGATAAAGCCGATGACTATGTTGTTGCAACTGGTAAAACACACTCTGTTAGAGATTTTGTTGAGTTATGTTTTAAGGAAATTGGAAAGAATATAACGTGGGTAGGTGAGGCAGAAGAAGAAACTGGTATTGTTGAGGATAAAGTAGTAATAAGAGTGTCTCCCTTATTTTATCGTCCATGCGAAGTGGATGCAGTGATCGGCGACGCATCAAAGATTAGAAATATTGGTTGGGTTCAAAATAATACAATTCATGACTTAATTAGCGACATGATGAGTTCTTGAGCTTTTTCATAGTCAACCTCCCACCACGTACCATAAAAGACTTTCTTCAAAAAATCGGGAACTTCTGTATAGTTTATAGGAACTTCCTTAGATGGAAGAGTAATCCACGAAGGATCTTTGATGTGTACAAAAACACCTTGATCGTGGGCAATCACAGGTTTATTGAAGTATTGAGCTTCTAACATAGGTAGACCAACACCTTCACCTCTCGTAAAAGACACTACATAGTCACATATATTGTATAAACCAGCGAGTTCATCCAGACTAATTTTATCTGTAACATATTTGATGTTGGGTGAGTCTACGAGCCCTTCTGTATTGTTCGTTTTCATAATCAAAACATGTTTAGTTCCCTTCAAGACTTTCGTAAAAGTATTCACCAAGTTTATGGTATTCTTACGAACGTCATTTGTACCAACATACAAAAACACAATCTTTTCGGGATTTCTCTTCTTAGGAACGACTTGCGGCTTCAACGTCACAAGAGGTGACGTGTACCAGTTTACAGCTTCACAATTAACACCGTGTTTAACGAGGATATCTTTGAGATAATCAAAGGGTACCACAACCTTTTCAAAATGTTTCATATTTTCTATAATATCTGGGTGAACATCAGATGTTTCAAACATTGTATAGAGTTGAACTCTACTTTCGGGAACTTGTTGAATCCATTGAAACCACATGGGATAAGTCTCAATGAGTTCAGAAATTGTACACAGATCTGGTGTGTCATCATCTGGTTGATCAAGATGCTGTTTCAAAAAGAAACGCCCGTAGATCTTTCCAAACTTCATTTACTAAATATTAAGTGTTACTTTTATACCTATTTCAATCAAAGCTCACTTCACAGTCAATTGATGTACACCTGTCACGACCAATCAGGTCATAGACCCAATCACCATCAACAATCTCATCTTCAATAAGTTTGTCCTTGAGTTCCTCAAGCTTGCCGCGATTTTCCTCAATGATACCTAAAGACTCACCGTAACAGTGAGTAACAAGGCTGTTAATCTCGAGGTCAACAAGTTTAGAAGCCTCACTGGACATATTGCGGTAGTCAAACTTGTACTTGCTAAATCCATATGTGGTAAGCATCTCACGAGCAATCGTGTATACCTGGGCATAGTCACCCGAAGCACCCGTTGTTATAAGAGATTTTCCGTAGATGATCTCCTCAGCAGCCCTACCACCGAGAGCCACGATGATCTGAGAAATGAGATACTCCTTGGTATACATAGCTGACTCAGCATTCTCCTCAGAGGGTTGGAAGAAGGTTACACCACCCGCACCACCACGTGGAATGATTGAGACCTTGCGAACGGTGTCATAGTCTGGGAGAATAGCACCCACTATGGCATGACCAGCCTCGTGGTAGGCTACAAGTTCTTTCTTCCTTTGGGAAAACTTCGTATCACCCTTCGCGCCGACGACGACGCGTTGATAGACATTTTCCACGATATCTGTAGTAATTGTCCCGTCGCCGTCTCTGACAGCACGGATAGCGCACTCGTTGAGAAGGTTTGCCAGTTCAGCCCCAGAAAATCCTGTAGTTTGCTTAGCAATGCTCTCAAGGTTGATATTACTCGCGAGCTTCTTATCACGTGCATGCACTCCCAAAATCTTCTTACGACCTCTGACACTAGGGAGACCAACTTGAATCTTACGGTCAAAACGCCCCGGGCGAAGCAGTGCATCATCAAGGATATCAATTCGGTTAGTAGCTGCAATGACAACGATACCAGTCTCATTGTCAAATCCATCCATTTCTGTGAGGAGTTGATTAATGGTTTGTTCCCTCTCGTCATTAGATGGCATGCCACCCGCACCACGTTGTTTACCGACGGCATCAATTTCATCAATGAAGACAATGCAAGGTTGGTTTTCGCGAGCAACCTCAAAGAGATCTCGTACTCGTTTAGCTCCAACACCGACGAACATTTCAATAAAGTTCGCCGCAGAACATTGTATGAACGGAACATTAGATTCACCTGCGATAGCACGAGCAAGGAGAGTCTTACCTGTACCAGGCTTACCAGCAAGAAGAGCTCCGCGGGGGATTCTGGCCCCGCTCCCAAAATAACGTTCGGGGTTCTTAAGAAAATCTACAATCTCCTCGAGTTCATCCTTGGCTGCGTCAATACCCTCAACATCATTGAAACGGGTCTCTATATCTTCCTCTGCTTTAAAGTCCTTATTCTTTAGGAAAGGATTACCCATAGGTCCATTTTGACCACCTTGTCCACTAAACATACCACGAAACAGGAAAAAGGCGAGAGCAATTAGGAAAAAGGTAGACAGGTAATCAAGTAGGGAAGTAGGTGGAGTCATATCAACCATAACATTTGCATCACTTTCCATAAGGGTTTGCCAAAGCTGTTCAGTTTGAACGATTTGAGTATCTCCGTAGTTTCCCTCGTCATCATCATAGACGGCGAGATTTTGATTAGGTTTTACGACAACTCTGGGAAGTTCATTATTCTTGATACTCTTTACAAAATCACTATATGTCCTTGGGTGATATACTCTCTCCTTTTTATCGACGATAACCGGAGGAGCTATGGGTAATTTAGCTGAGAGACTAAACATCTTTTATAGTATACAAGTTAAAGTTTTAACTAACTTTTAACACATGAGCCAGATCAATCTTGTTGTGAAATGTATAAACAATGGTAGATATAACGTATTTACAATAGCAGATGATGAGTATATAGGACCAACTATAAACGCGGGTCATGAGTGGGATGGGTGGATGAGGGAAGATGTTCAAAAATATTACGTACCTGGAACTGAGATATTTGATATAGGGGCAAATATTGGCTACAACTCCCTCATGTTTTCAGATTATGGTCCTGTGTATGCTTTTGAGCCTGTATATCACAAAATAGTAGACTTAAATATTGAAAACAACAAGTTGAAACACGAAATACACTCCATACCTGTAGCACTTTCAAATAATTCCGAAAATGTCAATATGTATCTACCAAATACAGTCAAAATCACAGGATTGCGAAATTATGGTGGAACTTCTATTCATGGTACAAATCATTCAAATAAAATAGAGGTTACATGCCGTCGTTTGGATGATGTCTACCATGATAAAGGTAAGGTGTCTTTTATAAAATTGGATGTAGAAGGTCACGAACCACAGGTTTTAGAGGGTGCGAAGAAAGTAATATCCAAAAACTTACCAACAATATTGGTAGAACTAATTGACTATAAAAATAGTGTAGTACCTCAAATACTCAAAGGGTTTGGATACACTGAAAAACCAATTGAGAGACCTGAGAAGATGTACTTATTTCGTAGCCCTTTACATTATAACACACTTGATGTTGTGGGGTGAGCATGTAGGACAAGCCACCTTACGATAGTTATGTTCACACATATGGGCGTCTAAACAAGGTTTACACATACTTCTTATGTTACCATGCATACATATAGCTCCACTATTACACCATCTACATTGTATCATATTTATATCGTGAACACAAGTTCGCATATTGGAATATTAAAAACTCTAACTTTTATATCTAGCAAAACTCATTTTTTCCATCATATAGTACATTTGGTAAGCATCCACCACATTATCTGACCAATACTGTTCGGGCATACATTCGGGTATACCCTCTTTGGAGTAAAATGCCTTCTCACTACGCCTCTCTTCAAAATGGGAAGGGTGATTGTCCCAAAGCCACATGAGGTGTCTCGCACATGTGTGTATTTTTCCATATCTACGCGTGTACTCAAGGGTGAGTGCAATACCAATCTTACACGTGTACATATAGTTTTCCAAATTCGTTGCAACCCACATAGTCATGGGATGCTTGGGGTGAGCAGGCTTGTAGCCGCGACGAGTTCCATCCTTAGTTAGTGGTGCATTTTGTGCAACATAATCTTCTTGTTGCGCAAAATGCCAAGCCATGTAGAGCATCTGTGTAATCTCAAGTTGTATTTTAACCACGTGCTGGTCGCATGACATTACGGCGATTTCTTTTGGAAGGAGAGAAAGAAAGAATATGTTCATCAATGTGATCAGAAGTTACACACAACTTTGGCTTGTAAACAAAAGCTTGAACGTCTCCGTAGTAGATTTGATTGTCACCAAACTCCCAAATTTTATTGTTGGCAGCTTCACGTGCGTAATTTGAGGCTTCTTTTAGATTCCAAAAGGTGGATCTTTCGAGGATGAGGTTGCCGACGGTGACGTGGATGATGAACATTTTAAAGTAATTTATTAGGTGAAAGTCTTCACGACTTAGGCTGTCAAAAATATTATCTATACAAAATTCAAGGGAGAGATGAGTCAACAAACTTTGTGGGATGCGTTACCAATTGAACTTCAAGAAGTGATTATAGAAAATTCTTTTGAACTTTGTAGGGAGGAATATCTTAACGTAAACCGTAAACACCACAATAGGAATAAGAAAAAACGGGAACGTAGTTTGCTAACTGCAGATATGATACGGTATATCATGTCAAGCACTGACGCGATTGAAATGATACAATGGGCTTTTCCAATAGAATTGATTGAATTGGAATTATTAGTTGATCCACCATTGAATGAAGTTAGGGACTATGATTACAACGAATATTACGATATATTCTTAAACCGTGCTATTGACTATCTAGAAGACCCTTCAAATAAAGATGAGTGGGTATGTCCTTCGGAAGATCATTGGATTACAATGTTTACCAGATTAAATGATTTTCACAGAAAACACACTCATCTTAATATACTCTCAGAAATAGACGGCACGCCAGATCTTTTTATATGGTTGGAATACCAGAGAGATCCAGATACCGAACTTTCACGGGAAAAACGACATTCACTCCGATCATTGGGAGTTAGAGTTTCACCTATGAAGCGTAATTAGTCTGAAAGGTATTCTTCCTCCACAGGTTCTTCAACGTCCTCCTCCTCCACGGGTTCTACATCCATCCCTTCATCCTCTGGCGGGGGATCTTCTTCGTCGTCTTCTTCCTCTTCAACATCTTCCACGGGTTCTTCAATTACCTCCACAGGTTCTTCTTCCTTCTTTTTCCTTTTCGTTTTTTTCATAGGTTCTTTGTTGAACACCTTATCTATCACCTTTTCAATTCGTTTTTGTTGTTCAATATTTTTAGCAAAACCCTTTTTTATTTTTTCCAGAAACTCATTGCTGAAACCCATAGACTTATAAGCCTGAATTACATTTTTTTGAGGTGGTGTTTTACCTTTACTATAGTATTTCTCGTATAGTATAGCAAAGGAGGAATCCAACTTTATCCGCACCGTTCCATTTTTAAGAATTCTCATTTTCATATAAACCCTATCCACAAAAGTGAGTTCAGGTTCTTTGACACGTTCCACTGTAGGAACGTGGGTATATTCTGGTAGTTGTGGGTCTTTGTAAGGAATACCCATTTCCTTGTTATTTTTTTTCAATCCCTTAAGATAGTCATCTTGCTTGTACACCGGTCCGCGTACACAGTTAAAATATTTTGTATCGGATGGGGTGAGTATACTGTGCAACACACTACCCTCAGGTGGATTGGCTTTTGGGTAAGAACCAGGTGCGTGATGCACCCTATGCCTGGGCAGTGGTCGCTTGTACACACTCATCTTTAGAAATTGAAGAACTCTTCTCTAACTTAGGTTGGAAAAAATCCAATTCACATCTGATGACATGTTCGGATTGATTGTTGACGTGAGCGTGATACGGTCCCCACATTTCTACGACTTTCCTCTCCTTGTCATACCAGAGGTAATCAAGTTCAAGAAACCTGGTCAACCAGTAGAAACGCTTTCCAGTCTTACCGATGAATGCGAAAATGTGATCTTCGTCATAATCACTGACATCCATCTGCGAATAATGAGCGTTGGGTGGATAATAAGGAGCCATCACTTCTAGTTGATCTATATTGTTTTCAAAACCTTAAGTAAGATGCTACCCTTTGCAGCAGCCTTTATAATACTTATCGTGGTTCCTGTTTCAACATTCTGGTTTGAGTTTGCTTCTCCAAAAGTTCAGCCTTGAGGCGTAGGCACTTTTGCGAATACACCTGCTTCTTGTTTTTCTTGTCGTTTTTGGTAACACGTTTTTTGGGTTCCTTGAAGTCCATGAAAGATGTATTTAGTGTAAGATGGATTCTTAGCTCTATATTCTATTACTTTTCTAACCCAAGTCTGACAGCTTAGGTATTCTACATCTTTTATATGTAGACCCCTACACTGGTCCAATAGTTCATGAAAATGTAAATAATCATCAATTGACGAGTTACGTTCACAATCTACATGAACTTCCCTCGTATCAAAAAATATATCTTGGCGGCAAATTGGGCATGTGCGCGATTCATATTCTTGGTACCAATGAGAAATGCATTGATAACAAAAAGAATGTCCACAATTGAGTTTATATTCAGTGTGTTCTTGGTAACACACCGGACACTCCATAAAATTAAAACGATTGTATTATTTAAGCCTCCTCATCTTCGTCTACAAGGGATTCATCATCTGAATCAGAGTCTTCCTCCTCACCCTCCGATCCGGTATAATCTTCATCGTCACTATCATCAATCAATTCATATCCACCGTTAACCTTTACATATAGATCTGTAGACTCAAGATTATCTACATCATAAAACCCAGAAACAGATTCCTTTGAGATGAGTTCAGTTTCAGAAGAAAAATCATAAATACCCGTCTTCTTTAGTTCTAAAAAGTTTATTGCGTACATACCAGCATGTTCATGCACTATACGAGCAATCTGGATTGATCCATCATCACAACTAACGTCTACGATCATATTAAACATCACAGTATTTAAATCTTTAATAACTTTAATATGATAGGTCCAGCTGGTGATAATGATGCTGCTATGTTTGACATAGATGACACACTTATATGGACAAACGGAAACCCGAATGTACCAATTATTAATTTGCTACACAAAATGAAAGATTTGGGGTATCATATTATCATTATAACGGCGAGACCTGGTATTCCAGGTGTTGTTCAATATACCATCAAACAATTACAAAATCACGGAATACCTTATCATTATTTGGGATTTACGAGTGCAGAAACAAAAACTGTTATGAAAAAGAAGTTGGGCTATAACTATATTCTATCAGTTGGTGATATGCCAACAGATTGGACAGATTCTAAGTATTACATTAACACTTCCAATTCTTATCGCAATTGAGACAGCTTACAAACACGGTCATGGGTTCATCGGCGGACCTCGTTTGCATCTGGTAATAGGTTGTTTTCATTGATTTACATCGTCCACATTTGAAGAAACCATCTTGATTTTTACTCTCCTTCGCCAAGTAAGCCTTTCTCATCTCCTTTATAATCCTGTCTTCCATCTTTTTAGCGTAGGGTCCATCTGGCCAAAGATCTTCTGGGCGCATCTCAATCACATCTTTAGTTTTAATTTTTTTATCAATAATCCACCCCTTTAAAACTGGTGAGTTTTTCAAGTTATGTTGAATCTGAAGGAACTTCTGTTTATACATGCTGGTATATTTGTGGTTATCCCATGCGGGTTGTTGATTGATTTTTCGCGCTTGTTCAGTAGCGTAGTTTAGTATGTTCTTCTCGAGATTTATACAGATGGTGTCATCTTTAGGAATCTCGAGGAGAGCTGAGATGCGGTCAATCGCAAATTGACGGGTTGGGTTTTCCATTCTTAACTTAAGATTTAACTACGTTTTTAAGCGACTTAGGGGAGTGGTAATCCTTCGTAAGGATTATTTCGCTTGCAATCAGCCATATTTTCAGGAGAGCAATTGTCAAAGAATTGAGAGGTGCGACGGGTGGGATTAGTGTCAACAAACCCATACTTGTATGCAGATTGACGAGGGGTGTATACTTCCTTGTTCTTCATTAGGAAGTAGATACCTATAACAGCGGCGATTAGTAAAATAACCCGTGTATTTTGATCAGACAGTTTCATCATTTACATTCTGTTGATATTTTTTTTGTAAGATGATTCTAAGATGACTTTGGCTGTACTGATAAAAGAACAATTGGGTGATATAGAGCAAATAGACCTTGATATTGCTCCAAGTAAAAACGAAATATTTTTAAGATTAGGTGGACCTGCCACATTTATTGGTCAATGGGAAGACCTGGAGGTTGTTATAATGAAACCTGTACATAGTGAACTTGTAAATAATAATACGTTGCCTGCACCATTCGATACCGAAGAAACGTATGGACCAATTTTACTGGTTAGAATGGATGAAAACTCAGACCCTAGAGATTTTACTGTCGAAGAGTACATCCTTTTTTCCAGAGGGGATGAAGGCGTCACCGTTTAAAACTGCGTTTGTATATTTCATTGCCAACTGAAAATGTATATAAGCCCAATCCATAGGGTTTCCCATCTTGGGTCTACCTGGGATAGGATTGTCGTTAACTACAGCAGTAATATCATATCGCTCACCTGCTGTGACCTTTGCCATACCCGATCCAACTTCCTTGAGCCACATAACGTGTTTCTCATCCTTACAATTGAATTTCCTAACAAAGACCTCAGCCATGTTTATATTAGTTAGGATTCTTTTCTATAAGTAGACGCGCACTCGGATCTTTAATTTTTGTCCATTTAGGTCTCCAGATTTCGGAAATCAAATGGTCACTATCTCGCCCGTACATCTTCCAAAAGATGGTTCTGTACAAAGCTTCTTCCTTCGTCAAAGGAGTATTATGACCATGTGCCATAACCTTAGCATCCCTAAAGCATGAGTCATCCACGTTATCTTCAGCGTACTTCTTAATCTCTGTGACCCAGTCTGTTCCAACTGCGTCACTCATACCATCTTTTTGCCTCCACAAAATATCTTTAGGTAGGTATCCCTCAAATGCCTCCCTCAAGATCTTCTTTTCAATCTTGTCCATCTTACGATTTTGATTGATGTGCATACAGAAATCAATAAACTTCTTATCCAGAAATGGAACGATGAGGTCTAATCCATGAGCACCTGCACAACGATCCGCCCTAAGACCATCAAATTGATGAATAAGTTTGAGACGTCTCATATTCTCAAGTGCAAACTCTTCAACCCCGGGTGCATTGTGGAAATACAGATAACCACCCAAAATCTCGTCACTTCCTTCACCTGAAAATATATACCTACACGACGTGTGTTGCTTAATGTACTTACAAAGAAGCCACATGGGTATACTCGCCCTAACTGTAGTTGTATCATATGATTCAAGTGAATGTATCACATCGTTCAGATGTGTAAGTCCTTCTTGTATAGTGAACTTTACTTCTGTATGATCAGTGTTCAAATATTTTGCAACTTTCCTCGCGGCTACCAAATCCGGGCTTCCTTCTAAACCAATTGAAAATGTCTTAATCTTTCCCAATTTTCTTGTGGCGATGGAAGCGATGAGACTACTATCCAATCCACCGGATAGTAAGAAACCAATGTCACGCTCGGTATTATTTAAGCGTTCATGTACAGCGGTTTCAAGTACTTCACGAATACTTTCATGGGATGCTGGGTCGGTAATCTTAAATACGGGATAGTAACCCGTATAATAACATACAAAACTGTCAAGATATGAATCATATATGTGACCAGGTGGAAAAATCTCAATCTTAGATCCCAATCTTAGAAGTGCTTTAGCCTCACTTGCGAAAGCAATTGAATCTTCGGCATAACGGGTGTAAAACAAGGGGCGCACACCAACAGGATCACGAGCGGCTATGACACGTTTACCATCGGTGATAACAAGTGCAAAATCACCATTAATTTGTTTCACTGCATTCACAATACCCATATTTTTGATTAGGGGTAGCAATACAGCGCAATCACTTGCACTCTTTTCAAAACCAGTTCTAAAATCCCTGTGATTGTAGATTTCACCGTTACATACCAACATGTGTTTACCTTCCCTAAAAGGTTGCATCCCGGCATCAGTTAAATCATTGATAGAAAGACGATAAAAGTCCATACGACATTTACCAAGTGTTTTTGTTTGGAAGTCATCAGGACCTCTGTGAGTAAGTAAGTGGGATGAATTTTCCACGTCCTCACCGAAGAGAGCTACGATGCCACACATATTTAATATACAACAAATGATACTTTTAAGTATTACATTTTTTTTTCTGATGTACAGGTAAAGATGAACATGATCTTCGTCTACATAATTATATTCGTGGTACTTGTCCTTCTAGGTGTTGGGGGATACTTTTTCTTTACAATGGGAAATGATGAACCATCCATTGGACCTTCCCCAGGACCATCCTCTCCCGGACCTTCCCCGGGACCCTCGGAAAATCCAGAGGGATACATGATACGAGATTAGTCTTCAACTTGATATTTAAACTCCATTAGCTGCGCAAATTCAACTGGATCTGCCTCACCATCCCATTCTTGTCCAGTCAAGTTCATGAAATGTTGATGCTGCCCATTTGGTACATGTACAAAATTATCTACACAAAAGAAGGATACATTTGTTCGCCTCGCCATGTTAAATATCGTATCGTAATCAAAAGTGTCAATTGTGAGATACTTCCTCAATTCATAAGGAGATCTGGGCTTGAAACTAACTTTACTTTCTATCACTTTTACAGGTTTGGACATGTCCATAGTGGGCCAATATCCATAATTTGATCTGAATGCTGTTACATAATCTACAACAGTTTCAGCGGTTCTCTTTTCCTTGAAACACATAAACCTACTCTTCTTGTTTGGATCTGTGATACTCAAAAAACCCCTGGTAGGTTTCATTTGAATGAAGAGGTACTCCCCCATCTTGATATATACAGCTAAAAATATTTAGAGCGTATCTTTTAAACTTATTGGCGGGAAATATATATCTTATCCATATCTTTGTGTTTATTATTTAGAGATAATTATCTATTAAATTGTATGGAGTTCCCCAAAACACCTGGTCAATGTAAATATATGCTCGCTCTTAGGTCAACAAAGCCAATTGTTGTTGGTACAGGTCCAGCAGGTACAGGTAAAACTATGCTCGCTTGTCAAATTGCTATGGAACATATTCAGGGGTATGGTAGAGGTAAGGTTATCTTAACACGACCAATTGTAGCAGCCGATGAAGATATGGGGTATCTACCAGGAGATATGGAACGTAAGATGGAACCCTGGACGCGCCCAATGTTTGACATTTTCGAGAAGTATCTATCCATCAATCAAATAGATCGTTGCATTACTATTGAACCACTTGGATATATGCGAGGTCGTACATTTGACAACACTGTCATTATAGCTGACGAGATGCAAAATGCCACACCAAACCAAATGCGTCTTCTACTCACAAGGATTGGATACAACACTAAATTAATTGTTACTGGTGATCTTGATCAGTCGGATCTCAACGAAGAAAATGGTCTATCTTACCTTACATATAAGCTATCAGGTATGGATTGTGACTACATTCAACATGTAGAAATGGATGAACGTGATATTGTTAGGCATCCAGCTGTATACGAGGTGCTTAAAGTATTGAACGTATAAATAGTCATGAAGAGTTTGATTATCGCATTACCGGGTCGTGAGTTTTCAGGTTCATTTCTAACAAATTGGTCAAAGACACTTTTAACCCTTATTAATAAGGGATATAAAGTCACTATGGTAAATGAGTATTCAAGTTTCGTTCCATTTTCAAGAATGAAAACACTCGGTTTAGATGTATTGAGGGGAGCTGACCAGAAGCCGTTCAATGGTCTTGGTGACTATGATGTATGGCTAACCATAGATTCGGATATAATATTTACACCCGAAAATGTAATTAATCTCGTAGAAGACACTGATAAATATCCGGTTGTGTCGGGACTTTATCGTATGACAGATCTTGTACATTACGCGGCTGTTAAGGAATGGGATATGGAATATTTTAAGAAAAATGGGTCATTTAAATTCCTAAAGGTTAACGAAACTGATACATATGAAAAATATATGAAAGTTGCGTATAACGGAATGGGGTTCTTTGCGTGTCGTAAAGGTGTTATAGAAGATCTTAAATATCCATACTTTAGTTATCCACTTATAGAGGTGGAAACTGAAGATGGGACTGTATTACGAGATATGTGTTCCGAGGATGTAGCATTTTGTAAAAATCTTACGGACGCTGGATACGAGGTAGTTGTGAATACGAGCCTCCGTGTTGGTCATGAGAAAACTCTTGTAATTTAAGATTTTGAACTTCATTATTTAGGGATTTAGTTTGGGTATCCAATTGCTCAAGTTTGGCTTCAACTATTTGCTTTTCTTGAGTGTATTGCTTTAATACGTCTTTCATTGTATGATACCAATCATACAATTTTTGTAAATCTTCATCTATGTTATTATATTTACTTATAAGTTTGTAGTTTGTCGGAAGATCTCTTATATCACCCACAAGTTCTTCTAATCGTGTATCGAGACCGTCACACTTATCTTTTATTTCGGCGTGAGATTCCATACTTATATCTACTACAACTTTATTTTTTAATACGCTCCTTTCCGTTCGAATGAAGTTTCTTTATCTCCCATAATTTCAGAGGCTCTGGGACAGTCCGTTACAACTTCAACCATAAATCCCGTTTCAATCGGATCTAACTTTTTTGCAAATGGTTCATATGCATTATGACTACAGTGGATCATACTTTTATTAGCTACATATGGGTATACATATGCAAATAGAAACATTTGATCAACGATATAAACATCACGTGATTCTGGTAAATTTTGAAGAAAAGACTGCATCAGTTCTAAACCAGGAACAAACTGGAGGGGACATTGATTTACATTTCTAGAGCCACTGGGAACACCAATGTATTCGAGACAGTTATTTTTACAACCAAATGCACCTGCGATAATTGGACATGTGTGATGTTTATGATCACGCGCAATATGAAAATCCTTGTCAGAATTTAACCATTCCTGTACACAATCCACTTCTCTTTGGGTAATTCTTGAATCTGCATCTCGAACAATTGTGATGGCATCTTTGATGAAAAGATCTTCAAATCTCCATAGAGTATTTGAAGCCTTTGTCTTTGTACCTGGATGATGAACAACTTCAACGTTATCTTGCAACTTCAACCAATCCATGATATTTTGGGGTACAGTGTCGTTGTAGTGAACTCGGACGACCCAACCTTCATAAAACTTCTTTGCATCTAAAACATTCTCGATGATACCGTAAGTATACACTTTATTGTCTCCCCAAACAGAATATGAAATGTACTTCATTGCTATTTAAAGGGATGTTTACTTTAACTTATATAATGGTCAATATTTCTTACGCGATCTGTGTATGTAACGAAGATCGTGAACTTAAATCTCTCATAAACTTCCTTCTAAAAGTTAAGGATGAAGGTGATGAGGTGAACATACTCGTGGATTCCAAGAATGTGACCTCCGAGGTTCGCACAGTTTTGGAGTTTTATGGAGATAAGATTGTCGTCAATGAGAGGGAATTTGACGGAAAGTTCTCGGATCACCGCAATTATCACGCGACAAAGTGTAAGGGTGACTACATCTTCGTGATTGATGCGGATGAGATGCCACAAGAGGCGCTTATCGTTAATATTAAATCATTTGACGGTGACATTATGTATATACCACGAATCAATATGTGTCCAGGTTACACTGCAGAGTGGTTAGATGGTCATAAGTTTGTAATCAATGAGGCTGGGTGGATCAACTTCCCGGATTATCAAGGACGTTATTACAAGAATAACGGTACTATCAAATGGGAGAATGACCTTCATGAGAAGCTTGTTGGTTCTGATAACGTCGCAAAGGTTGACGCTAAACCTCTCGTGTCTCTACTTCACATTAAGACTGTTGAGCGTCAGGATAAACAAGGAGAATATTATGATTCTCTGTAAGTTGATTTAAAGCTTCTAATCACATAAATTATAATGAAAGTCTCTGACTACATCACAAACTTTCTCATAGAACGCGGAGTTCAAAAATGCTTTTCTGTGACTGGTGGATTTGCAATGCACTTGAATGATTCGTTTGGTGAGAAATTTGACGTAACATATACTCATGGTGAACAGCCAGCTGGATATGCAGCCCTTGGGTGGTCAGCGTATGAACACGACCCAAGTATTTGTTGTGTAACTTCTGGGTGTGGTGCTACAAATGCGATAACACCATGTCTCATCGCGTACCAAGATAGTGTTCCTGTATTCTTCATAAGTGGACAGGTACAGAGTAAAGATAACATTAGATCACGTGGTGGTAGAGATCGTGGATATTTTGGATCTGATTGTAATATTATTGAGAGTGTTAAGGGAATCACAAAATACGCAGTTGAACTTATAGATCCTAAAGATACACACCGCATTCTTGAAAAATGTTATGAAAATCTTACTACTGGTAGACTTGGACCTATTTGGTTATCTATACCTATAGATGTACAGTCTATGGAAGTTCCAACCACATCCCCCGCACGCGCGCGCCGGCAACTTTCAACCCGTAGTTGGGCGTCCCCATTAGATGACCTTCCACGTGATTTTTTAGACTTGTGGTCAAATTCTAAGAGACCAATTGTATTGGCTGGTAACGGTATCCACCTTTCTAAAACTAAGAGGGAGTTTAGGGATTTCTTGAATCATCACAAACTTCCATATGTCGTCAGTTATTTTGGAAGTGATTTGGGTGATGATTATACGGGAAAAGTTGGTATTTTAGGAAATAGGTCTGGTAACTTTGCTATCCAAAATGCCGATCTTATTCTGTGTCTGGGTTGTAGACTTTCCAAAAGTATCACTGGATATAACAGACAGTTATTCGCAAGAGAAGCTAAGATTGTGTATATAGACATTGACAAGAGTGAATTTATGGATGAGAAGAAAGTTGATGTAAAGGTGTATATGGATCTCAAAACATTCTTCGGTATCAAGTTACCTAAATCCAATATACAGAATATTTGGATTGACAGAAACAAGGAATGGAAACGTTTATGGGACAAAGAATTACCCCCTAAAGATGGTGATCGTGTGTGTCCTTATAGACATCTTCAGAAGTTCTTTGATGAAAAGAAAGGTGACTCAATCGTCACAATGTCTTCCGGTTCTATTGTATGTGTAGGATGGCACATGTATACACCCAAAGGCGGTGATCGTCTTATTATAAGCAGTCATGGAGACATGGGATTTGAAGTTCCAGCGTCCATCGGTGCATCTTTTCATGGTAAAAGAACATATGTCATAGTTGGAGACGGTTCATTTCAATTCAATGTACAAGAATTACAAACTTTGAAACACCATAATCTCCCCGTGACTGTCATGGTGTTCAATAATAATGGCTACGAGGCTATAAAGATATCACAAGCTGCTGTATTCAAACGACAATTCGGAACAAGCCCTGATTCGGGTATAAGTTTTTGTGATGTTGAAAAGATCGCAAAAGCTTATGATTTAAAATACCATAAGATTGAGCGAGATGATGATGTGTCTTACCTTGACCACACAGATGGACCTGTTATCGTAGAAATATTTTGTAACTCACAAGGTAGATTTCCGAGAGTTGCAAATAAACCAATGCCAGATGGAACATTCAAAAACATGCCACATGAAGAAATGTCACCATTTTTAGATGACAAAACACTTAAACAACATCTATTTGTTCGCCGAGTCTCTTCTTAATTACTTCATATCTATCAGAGTATTCATTCATCTTGTCAACTTTACCTTCATATAGCATTTTCATATATTCATATTCAAACTTCAATGCATGTGTTACAGACTCTTCAAAATTGTTTACAAAGTTTGTATCGGTTTTGAAGATGATATATCTCGTTTCAACTTTATCAACGAGTCCATTATCGTGTAGATGCTTCACAAAATCGTGACTTCTCATGTCAAACGTACCTCCCATACATGTTTTAATTTCCCTTTCTTTTATCATCATGAGTGTATTTGAAACCAAATCACAAAACTCATCCGATAAGACATTCGCTTCGTAAGAAGCAGCGAGATCACTTCTACCAATACAAATATAGTCAAGATGTTCAATGTATTTCGAATCTAAAATAGATTCAAGATTTTGAATACCCTGTTTAGACTCTATGTTTATACCACGTGTGATATCATAGTCTTTAGAATATGCGATAAACTTAGAAAGTGCAAATGGACTTTCTATCATTGGCGCTACAATACTGTCACAACCCATGTCAATGCCCATGTTAAAATCAGTTTTCGCTTCTGCACCACCAATCTTTAGGTTTAAATCTACACCAAGCTTATTTGTAACATTTCGTAGTTTATACACATTGAATGGGTGTGCACCTTCATCTTCAAAAGAAGTCTTTACACCTACCATACTAAAGTTTTTTAGAAAAGATAGAGATGCATTCATTTCATAAAATTGTTTAATCTTCTTTATACGGATTAACAAAGTAATATGGTTCGTCATATTCAGATATATCCTTAATCTCATATGTTGCTCCAAAACGTTCAGCCCATTGAGATAGTAAGAGTTTTTCCGGGTAGACAAGGTTAAACTCTTTGTCAGTGCAATCACCTATAACATATGTATGAACAATCTTTTTCACATATTCAACATCTACAAAATCAAAATATCTGTCACGTTCAATGACGATATGTCCCTTATTTTTACACACAGCACTAAACCTGGATGGTAGTTCATCGGGTCCGTAGCATCCCCATATTCTCAATGAGTAGGCATTTGGTATATTTTCAATGCGTCTGTCTATGAGCCATTTTGAGAGACCATATGGGTCTGTGGGAGGTGTCCCTCTCAAAGCTGCACCACTTGAGAAGTAAATCAACTTTCCTTTGAAAACTCTCACAACATTTTCAAACATTAAAAGATTTTTATAAATTACATCACCATCATCCACTCTAAGACGACTTCCACCCACGACTGCACAATGGATTACAACATCATATTTATGAGTTTTGAAATATTCTTGGACTTCCAATTGATTTGTAAGGTCTAAATCTTTTCTGGTTACACCCACCCAATCCGTGTTTCTCATAAGATTTTTACCAATAAAACCATTTGCACCTAACACGCAAACTTTCTTCATTTAGTTAAAGTTATTTTATTACTTTAAACTATATGATATTTCTCATTGACCTTGACGGTACTTTACTTGACAGTGATCACTTCCACTGTGAAGCGTGGTCTAAGGTTTTAAATCAATCACCGGGACACATCGAAGACATCATAAACACAATTGGTATGGAAAAATATTTGGAACGTTCCAATTTTCAGAGACTCCGAAAATTGAAGTTTGAAGAGATGATTAAAATTGAAGATATCAATTTTATACAAAACGCGGACAAGTTTATTGATTTCATAGATGAGAACAACATCAATCACGCAGTAGTTACCCACACGGATAAATTGATTGTTGATTACTTCAAATATAGAGTCCCCAAACTCAAGAAACTTAAAAATTGGGTGGTACGTGAAGACTACACACACCCAAAACCAGATCCAGAATGTTACAAATTAGCCATGACTAAATATGGAAAAGGCGAGAAAAATGTAATGGGTTTTGAAAACTCGAAACATGGTCTCAAAGCACTTTCACATGTGACACCCAACAGTATTAAAATAAATAAAAATACCAATTATTTAGACGTCGTTAAAAGTATAAAGAGTATGCCTATACATATAGTATAATGAAGATCATTTATTGTGGATTTTTCAAAACTGGGTCGAGGAGTATAAGTGACTTTATACAAAAAGTAGTTGATTATAAATACTATATCGGTGATTCGATAGATTTACACTCTCACCCAACTGATATAAAAATAAAATTTGGTCAAGATACATTTCACCTTAATCCGGATGACACATGTTCTTGTGTACACATGGGAACGGTTAAAGATGAAAAGTATTATAATTTTATCAGAGATCACGATGACATGATAGGTAGGGATTATCCATATTTTGGTATGTATAAGTATATAAATGAAACTTATCCAGATTCAAAATTCGTTATCTGTATAAGAGATACGGAGTCATTCGTGAAAAGTTACGTAAAGTATTTTAATAGTATGCATCTTAATGTTGCAATTAAATTTAATCGGGCTATTCTCGGTATAAATGGTCCACCAGTAGATTATGAAAGGTGTACTGAAAAGGTAAGATTGGTTTACGAAGCTCATAATAAACGCGTTTTGGAATACTTCAAAGATAAACCCGGAAAATTACTTGTATTAGATTTCAAAGATATAGGAACTGAAAAGTTTGAGAAAGACATTTTAAATTTTTTTAATCTTGGAAACATTAAAAATGTAAAAATGGAAAATATAAAAAATTGATATAAAGATTAAATTTTATATTTTTTTAATGAAGTTTGTAAAAACTTGTAGGTCTTGTGGTTCTAATGTATGCATCACAAAACCTGCAATACTCGCCCCATTTTTAGTCAAACGCATTTTTGGCATGGACCCAGAATCTACAACTTCCTTGTATGGTATTCCAAATCAAACAAATTACTTTCCATGTAAAACAAATATGTGTGAGATTTGTGGTTTTGTTGGTGTAAATATTCTATTTAATGAAGAAGAAATGAACAATTTATATTTTAACTACAGAGATGATAAGTATGTTACAGAAAGAATTAAATTTGAACCAACTTATAATAATACAATTTTTAGTGAAAGACATTCATATGTGGATGAAGTATCACAACCATTTATTGAAAAGTATACATCGAACATAGAAACATTGATAGACTTTGGTGGTTATAACGGACTAAATACACCAAATGTAGGAAAAGAAAGATTTGTATATGATATTTGTAATGTGGAGTCGAAAGTTCCAATTACAGATACTCTTTTTAAGTGTGATATCATAACATGCATGCACGTACTTGAACACGTTCCTAATCCAAATAAAATTATTGAAGAGATTAAGGATAAATCTAAATATTACTATTTTGAAGTTCCAAAGGAAAATATTGTGAATAAACAATTTTGGCATGAACATATAAACTGTTTTACTATAGATAGTCTTACTCACTTAATTTCTAAAAATTTTAAAATAATTGCAACAAAAGAAGACAAATTTTTACATGTACTGTGCGAAGATATTTCATTTACTTAAAAGGTTTGAAATATAAGAAAACATAATGCCTAAGAAAGTTTGGTATGCACCCAACAAATTTGAGTCATATGGGGAGGAAGAGATTAAAGCCGTTGAGGCTTGCTTACGTGATGGCTGGCTCGCTGGTTTTGGTGATCGTTCTGTGGAGTTTGAGAAGCGAGTGGCAGACCTATTCGGAAAGAAACATGGACTCTTTGTAAACTCTGGAAGTAGCGCTATCCTCTTGGGTCTCTGCGCTCTTAACCTCCCCAAGGGGAGTGAGATTGTTACACCCGCATGTGGCTTCGCCACGACAGTAGCTCCCCTCATTCAATTGGGTCTCAAACCCGTTTTCTGTGATGTAGGTCTAAATACATATGTACCAGGGGTTGAAGACCTCAAGAAAGTTGTCACACCCGAGACGAAGTGTCTCCTTCTTCCAAACCTAATTGGTAATATGCCAGATTGGGCAGCTATTCGTGAAGCTTTTCCAAACGTCATCCTATTTGAGGATTCTGCAGATACTATTACCCATACACCTTGCACCGACATAAGTACAACAAGCTTCTACGCGAGTCATGTTATTACAGCTGGTGGTGTAGGTGGTATGGTAATGTTTAATGACGAAGAACATCTCAAGCGAGCCTTAATGTTTAGAGATTGGGGTCGCATCGGTGATAACATTGAGGAACCCAGTGAACGTTTCAATCATTCCGTTGATGGTATTCCATATGATTGGAAGTTCCTCTATGGTGTAGCGGGTTACCACCTCAAAGCATGTGAAATGAACGCAGCCTTTGGACTCGTACAGTTGGACAAGCTGGAGGGTTTTCTTCGTAAGAGACGTGAGAACGTAGAGAGGTACATCGAGAACCTCAAGGATTGTTCGTACTACACCCTTCCAGATGATTCACAGATTCCCAACTGGCTTGCTATCCCTTTCCAATGTCCAGATCGCTTAGAGATTGTTAATTACTTGGAAGAAAATGACGTACAAACACGTGTAACATTTGCGGGTAATATCACGAGGCATCCAGCGTTCCGTGAATACCTGGGTGAATTTGAGAATGCAGATACCATTATGAAGGATGGCTTCCTATTGGGTGCTCACCACGGACTTGACATTGAAGATGTTGATCGTGTGTGTAATTTGCTTAAAACATTTGCAGCTACTAAAGTAAATGCCTAATGCATTAGTAACGGGTGGTTGTGGATTCATCGCATCTAATTTCATAAACATCATACACAAAAGGTATCCAGATATCAAGTTTGTGAATATCGACAAAATTGATTATTGTTCAAACATTCATAATGTGGCGGACGAGTCCGCGGTACTATTCCACGGTTCTTTGTGTAACCCAGAGTTTGTTGAAAGTGTCCTAAACTTTTATAAGTTTGATTATGTATTCCACTTCGCGGCTCAAAGTCATGTAGATAATTCTTTTCTCGACCCCATCAGTTTCACAATGGATAATACATATGGTACACATGTACTCATTGAAATGTGCAGGAAATACATACCCGATGCAGAGATTATTCACTTTAGCACCGACGAAGTTTATGGTGAGTCTCTCACAGACGAACCTTTCACAGAGATTACGGGTGTACTCAAACCCACAAATCCATATTCGGCTTCTAAAGCGGCGGCTGAGATGATCGTTCGTTCCTACATTCAATCTTTTGATATGGATATCAAGGTGATTAGGTGTAACAACGTGTACGGTCCAAATCAGTATCCAGAGAAACTCATACCAAAGTTTAAGAGACTGTTGAAGGAAGGTAAGAAGTGTACAATCCACGGAACACGTAGTGCCCAAGTTAAGAGAGCTTTCATGCACGTTGATGATGTTGTTGATGCGGTTGATGTAGTCTGGAAGAAAGGTAAAACTGGTGAAATCTACAACATAGCATCTGATGATGAAATGTCTGTTATGGATGTTACAAAATTGATGATCAAAACAATTATTGGTACAGATGAATATGATAAATGGATTACATATATTGACGACCGACCATTTAATGACACGAGGTATCACATTTGTGCCAAAAAACTGAAGGAATTAGGATGGATACAAAAGAAGGGTAAAGAAGATCTCATTAAATTTCTAAACCATTAAAGAATAAATCATTCATATTCATATAATGACATTCTACCTCCCACAATCTATGGGTTGGGGTAATGTCGCTCTATGTCTATCCGATTTAGTGTATAGATCTCCAAAACCACGTGTATATAAGAGTCTATTAGATGTAGACAGAGGTGTTGAGTTTGAAGGTTTTGAAATAACCGATGATCAAAGTGAGGAAAAGTTTGAACCACGAATTGCCATAAACCCCCAATATTTTCAACATGTTCATTCAAATCTTAACAAAATTATTAAACCAACTGAAGAATTGCAAACTATTCTTGATAAGCACTCACACGGTTTAAAATATGGTATGCACATTAGGAGAGGTGCGTGTTCAAATGATTCTAAGGACATGGGTTGTCATGGAAAAGATGAAAATGGAAACATTAAACCAGCGTATTTTGCTAAGGATAGTGCACTCGAAAAGTTTATGAAAATAGTTCAAGATACCGAAGGTAAAATATTTTTAGCGAGTGATAGTCGCGAAATTAGAGATATGTTTAAGAAGCGTTTCCCGGACAAAATTGTAACTCTTGAGCATGACATTGTTCTAACATATAAATGTGACACACTTAAGAACTACGATGTTACACGTGATCAAAGACTTGCATGTTATATTGATTGGTTTTTACTTGCTTCGTGTAAAGAATTATTCATAACCGCTGGTAATCAGGACATGACAGATTTATCTACATTTGGATATAGTGCAGGAGCTTATGGGAGATCAAACATCCACCTCATTTTTAATTAATTCAAAATCTAAAATATTTACTCTATGATCTTGGTCTTCGTTTAGAATATATTTAACATTCTTAATGTCAACCCTCTTATCATACAGTTCATAAAACTTATCTTCAACCTTTTTCTTTCTAACTTCAAACTGCTTGAACTCATCGAGGAGTTTGTTGAAATTAATCTTTGGGAGATTTTTATAGTTTTGAACATAGGCTTGCCAATTTGAAGGTTTCCTAGTATCGTGATCAACTGTACTGGCTCTCTCGATGTTTGATGTTTGATGAGCAATTGGAACATTTAAAATAGGTTTACCCATAGACATTAATAGACCGTGAATTGTAATATCCGGAGCTTCATGCATATTAAGTTGAGTCATGAAAGATAATGCAAAATCAAAGTTTACCCAAATAACTTCCGCACCTCCATTGTTTGGGATTTGATAGACTTGACGAAGTTTTGGTTTAAGATTGAAGAATGGTGAAGTTCCCATGTTTATATATCCATTGTGTTCAACTTCATCGGGAATACTTTCCAGTATCTTATCCCAATCCCTATAGAAAACAACGTCATCGTCCATGTGAAGAGCACTTTCGATTTTTTCTTCAACCATCTGTTTCATGGCGAAAATAGTCTTTACAAAATTACTCGTCAACTTGGGACCATATGGGAGGTTTAGCTTGGCGTTCAACCATTGTACGAAGGGGTGGTCATGATTATAGTCTTCGAGCCATCTCACATCTTTGATGAGAACTCTCTCCTTGAGGTGTTCCTCCAGGAACACCTTTCTCTCGGGTGCCAGATTGGGACAATGTTTCACGAATGCAACTTTGGGTATCTTCATCTATGCTACATTATAATAATTTCTATAAGTATAATAAAACATGTCCATCGCTCCTGGACCCGCTTCCTTAACAAGTACTATGCGTGCATCCAGGATGTACAACAACGCCAGGAGTATTGCCTCTGGTAAGGTTGATCTCGAGGTTTCGTGGGGTACCGTTGGTGGTATTCTCCTTCTCGGTTTCTTCTACATGGTGACTGCTTCCATTGGTATCAACATCTTCTCCAAGTGTGAATCTATGAAGGGTAAGTCCATCCAAGAGAACCTTAACAAGTATCTCGCGGCGACCCTCACCATCGCCCTTACCATTCCATTCACCCTCCTTATCACCAAACTCGCTAAGAACGAGGCGGGTGTCTTTATGATCATCTACTCCATCATGGGTCTCATTGGATCCGCTGTGGCTCTCAATTGGACTCTCAAGTGTGAGAATGCCAAGGAAGCTGAGAAGGGATATTCCGCCTTCAGTCTCGTCTTATACATTATTACCCTCCTCGCTTCCGCTTACGTACTCAAGCCCAAGGCTATGGCTCTCTCTCGTGGTCTCGCCACCAGGGCTGGAGGTTTAATGCGCCCCAAAGTAATCTAAATCTACAATAGAGGATGAGACCTATAGCTGTAAATGTATATATTCTCTTAATGCTCGTGTCGTACGTGATACGTAGGACAGGAAGATTAACAATGAATGAAAAAATTAAAATAATAGATTTTTTAGGTTACATGGCACTCAATCCCAATAGGGTAGTGAATCCAAGCATGGCAAGCCTACCGTTCTTAAGCTCAGCCTCGGGGGTGAAGCTCCAAAACTCCTCCTTACCGAAGTCCTTAGCGGTGATGAGTGAAGCCGCAGCAAGTGTAGTAACAACACCAGTGGCAGCAGCCGCATACATAGGATCTTCGAGCTGCTGAATGATATTCTCACCAGACATCATCCAATCAAGAGAACCCCACAGGACACCCTGCATGGCGGCGCGACCGTTAACAGCCTCAGCGAATCGCGCAGTCTTCATGACACCTGTGTCCAGGGCTCCCGGGGTTGGGATCTTAGTAGGTGATTGTGAAACTGACTTCACCTTCTTGGTAGAAGAGGTAGTAGAAGGCTTGGGAGTAATACGAGCGCAGATGATAGAAGACATTTCTACAATGATGACGTCAGCAATCCTTAAGCCTATTAAAATAGCTTATTTAGATTCGGAAGATCTGGAAGATTTTCACTTTCTTTAATGAGGATCTTATTCAAAATGTATACCTGAATAGCTAAACCAATACCTGTATAAGCTACTGTAAAGTTCATACCATACTTTCTTGACTGATATGTAAGCCATAAACAACTGGCTAAAATACTTAACAGGACGGCATTTTTGGACTTTTCGTCAACTTTTTCAGTTTTGACCAAATCTTGATACATCTGTATAAAACCAATACCAAACGCAATCCCAGCAATCACGTTATCCGTATTCATTTTTATTCTAAACAAAGATTATAAAATGGACGCGATACTTGAAAGATTTGCTGGAAGAATTGACGCTAAGTCGGTTATTAATCTCGTTGAAGAGATCAAGAATGATTACCTCGGTGATGGTCTCCAAAAAGAGGACATCCCCCCCATCGTTGCTAAACTTATGATGACTGCCGCCAAATTCAAGAAGCTTGCCGGACCCCAGAAGAAGAAGCTCACTATTGCCATTCTTTACCACCTTATCGAGGAGATTGATGAGGGTGAGAAGGACAGTGAGTTTGAGAAGATTCTCAAGACTATGGTTCCACCTATTATTGATGGATTTGCGGGTATGCTTAAAGCTAAAGAGAGCATCGCGGGACTCTTTCCATGCTGCATGAAACCCAATTAAGGATTTGTCTTGCTAATAGTGTAGTATGAAGTTTCCTCCTTTGGAGGTTATGATTCAGTACGGAATTTATACTGTAAAAGAGTTACAGCGATTTTCTAAAGGACTTGTACCGAAGAGGAAGGACCTCGATATCCTAAACGAGTGTGAAAAGTGTGCCTTTGTGTTTCCAGGAACAACTTGTAATAATTGCTGTACGGTATGAAGTATTGTACAGTTACGAGTTATATGTCTAAAGGTCCAGGGATGATAAGTAATAACCATATGTGTGCAGAGAGGCAACTTATTAGGCGTCTGTACCGTGAATGTTTGAAAAAAGGGTATAAATCCCATCAATTTACAGAATGGTTGCATAGGAAATATGGTCATTTGATTATTATGAGAAGGAATACACTTGGAGATGCTATATCATTACCCTGTGTTTTATGCAGGAAAATGATAGAGCGGTATGACATATGTTGGGCAGCCCACGATGGACATGAATGGGTTCATAGTAAAAAATCTGATCAATTACCACAATCAATACCGACAGCTAAACAAAAAAGAAATTTAGGATTTGGGAGTGATGATGAGTCCCAACGCTGATTCTAAGTTGTTATGATTTCGTTTCAGTGGTTTGTTTCTTTTTAGCTTTAGCGCGTTGTTAGATGCCGATGCATTCTTTATCTCATCCATCCTTTTGGTGTCTGTGATAACGGGTACTATGTTATTTATTATAGGAGCTGTCTCAATCTGTTTGGGTTCTTCTACATCCCTTGTTTGATTTTTCCTAAATTCTTCTATAGTCAAATCACCACCAAACTCTATTAATTTGTATCTACTTGGAGCGGGTTTCACCGGTCCGATTTGGTTATACATTTTTTTACGCATCATAACTACATTTCCATTAATACGGCTACCCACTGTACACCCATATCTCTCAAGTGCGTGAGACTTTACACAACTCCATGAACAATAATTGCCAGTTGTGTAAAACTTATTTCTACGATCATCGTATTTGAATGGCATACTTAAAGGCTTACCTTCGAAGGAGTGACAACACCACCAACACCACATACAGTATGTTTTTATTTACTCTTTAAGCTTTTCATTATTAATAGTATAATTGTGCAACAGCATATAGATACAAAACTTGTACTATAGGTTAGATTTCTAACATTAGAATCTTTCCATATAAACTTTTTAGGTACGCGGGTAACTGGAAGTAAGTTTAAAGGAAACTTATCAAATGGTGGTTCTCTTTCATTCATTTGATCCAAGAAGTCATTCGTATTCTCTTCTTCCCACCAATCTGGAAGTTCGAATGTTCTATTAGGATCCCAATTACAATTGATTGCAAGTTGGCTATTAGAAAGAGTACGTATATCTAAATCTTTCCCACAAAAGTTATAACTTTCCGCACAATCACTCATGACATTGGTGGGAATGTATCCACTCTCACATGATCGTGGTCTACAATGTCCTTTATTTTTTAGAATTTCATACGAAGGAACTTCTTCACCTTCTTTGAGTGCTGCTCTTTCTTCATGGGTAGCGAAAGCATCTTTAGATTCCTCTAATTGTTTAAAATACCCACATCCAGCTGCATTTGGAGTTTCACCACACACCTTATTCTTTATATTATAACATGTACACGCGTTGTCTTTCGGTTGAGCTTTACAGAACTTTGTCCACGTCTCGTCATATTTGTTTCCTAACTTCTCCTTTACACACGTTCCACTACCTTTTAAACGATTTGATGCTTCTGTACCTAATGTTAAACCTGTACCTACGGTTGATATATACGTAGGTCCTTCTTCGTTAAGACACCATCTTGACCTTAAATTATTAGTTCTATCGCGGTCTGCACATGTTAACCCACCACCAATTTGCTCCTTATAATTCTCAAGTGATTGACAAAACTCATCGGCTAAATCACCCCAACCGAATGAACTTTCGCAACCAATACCTTTGATGTATTGAAGTGAAGTGGCTGTTATTGGAAACTTATCACGGTTTGTGAGATAGTCGTCACCATATTCTTCTTTCATCTGTTTATCTGTTTCTACACACTGATCAACCGTAATTGTCTCAGTGGGACCCGATGGACAAGATGAGCGGTATCCAAGTCCACACGCAGCATCATCAAGGAAACCCATGGTTATCTAATAGATGCGAATATTTTTATCATCGTCTGAACCTCCGAGGCATCCCACCAGATGATCCTTGCATCATCAAGAATAAAATCATAATTATACAGCAGCATATCATCGATAATCCCACCGACCCTGCAATTTTTTTACTATCACCATTAGCAAGATCATCGAGAGATATAGGTATATATTCCCGTATACCTTCTGGTAAATATACTTGAACTTCCTCCCCAAGTGTGGGGTTTACAGGCATACCATTTTCATCAACTTCTTTGCCACCTATATAACACTTAGCATCTATACTACTATCTGTTATATTTGACACATTTTCAAAAGTCTGTCCACATATTTGTATAGGTGAACTGCATTTTTGATTCGCATTTTCCGGTATATATTTAGGACCTGACCCACTTTCCTGACATACAAGACCATAACAAGCTTCACGACCAACCCATTCACTTCTAAAACCCTCTGGTGTAGCGGCAACTAAAGGGTCATAATTTAACCTCTTTTCCGCGCAACCGGCAGCATTGGAATCCTCCTCACACACTCCATTTAAAACATTAAAGCACGAACACCAAGGATCGCGTTTACCATTTTCACCTCTACAATATGTAGTTGCAAGAGCAACATATGTATCATCACCCAGATATTCTCTCGTACACGCACCCGAAGTTTTTATATTATTACCCTGTGCACAAAATTCCCTTGCCAATGCCTTACCTTTATTTCTCTCTTGGCAATTACCAGCGTCACCACCCGGATTCTTCGTAAAATTTTGCAATTTATTACAAAAATTATTTCTCGAGGTTGAAATCCAGGTAGTTAAATTGTTAGTACAATTACGCCCGGGTGTGTTTTGGTTCGGATTGAAGTTTCTTAATGCTATTTCATCGCTTGCAGAAACTTTATAACTATCACACGAAGGAGGGGGTGGTGGATCTGGTGGGGGTGTTGGTGGATCTATAATCTCAGCCACCTTGCACGCAGGTGTCCATTTCAACGCGGGTGAATTGCAATCAGGAGCTGATCCTCCTCCTCCCATGATACGTTAAATCTAATATGTACTGAGATTTTTTTATAAAGTTTTGGCATATTTCAAAAGTTCATCCTTTTTTTTAGCGGCTGCGAGCTCGATTAGAACTTCTAATTTACGTTCATCCGAAGTTATTTGCTTAGCCATATCAGCCACAATAAATGGATTTGGTGTTTCACGACGTTCGATATAAAGAACGAGATCTGACTCTTCATTCAAATATTCAACTTTCTTGGGCTTGATTGTAAGCCATCCTAAAATTACAACGATAGCCACAAGTAGAATAATCTGATTGGTTTTCATTTACTTTTTTGTAACATTTTTTTTCTCAGTACACTTTAATAAACCATGGGAGGAGGAGGAACCCAAACGATCAATCAAGCCTTCGATCTGTCTGCCATTAATCAAAGTATTTATGAGCAAACCACAACTAACAAAAATACTTCTCTTGCATCGCAAACCAGTATTCAAACTATGACAGTTGCACTGGATGGTGCAAGGGGGTGTGATGTTAACGTCACACAAACTATAGATGCAGAAGCGACTGCCAGTTCAACACTCAATAACACACAAGCTACTGAGATTAAGAATGCCATCACAACCGAGATGACCGCAGCTGTTGGGGCACAAATTGAAAAGGCTACGGAGGCGGGTAACATGCAGTTTGGTGATAAACAGAATGTTAACCAAGATGTTACACTTGAAATTCAAAATATCGTTGATAACTCTGTAGTCATCGAAAATATTAATAATGCTGTCGCTGAACAAGTGAGCATTCAAGATCAGATCATCACAGTTAGAAATATAGATTGCACTGAAGGTGGTGGACTTAACTTTTCACAGGATATCATAGCTCAGGTTGTTGCTGACATAGTAACTACAAATCTTACAGATAATATTGCCGCCAGTGACATGATGAACTCACTCAGTGCCGCTGCTGATGCGTCTCAAAAGACTGAGAATAAGGGTATTGCCGATATTGTTGATTCTATCGGTAATGCTTTCAGTGGTCCTTTGAAGTATGCTATGATCGCTTCCGTGGTGTGCTGCTGCATGATCGTTGTTCTTATTGTGGTTATGGCTCTTTCTCCAGCTGGACAGAAGGGTATGGGGAACTTCAGTAAGGCTGGAGTCGCGCGAATGGGGCGTAAATTCTAAAACCCATTAGTAATAATTCCATCAACTCTGTACCTATACATATATTCCAACTCTTCGTCTTCCTTATGTGTATACGTATAAACCTTAATATCTTTATTACTGCAATAGTGTATGAATTCGTGATCTAAACACGTCCAATGAAGAATAACCGCGTTTAAACCCATAGTGATGAGAGGATATTCACTTATGTGAAAAGTTGATTCAAAAGTTGATCCCACTTTGAAATGTTTTGGTAAATTGTATACTATTTTACGATTGAAACTACAGAAAAATATGTTGTCTGATGATTCATTTTCATAAAATTTGGAAAGTGTTTTAGCTATATTGAGATTAGACCCCTTTATATCTAAAATTAGAAGTACCTGTCTTATTTCGGGTATCTGTTCATAAACATCCTGAAGTGTACAGATCCCGAGTTCTCTTACCTTCCCAATATTCAAATCGGATATGTATTCCCCCTCAATATATATATCGTGATACAAAACGAGCTCACCCGATCCACAAAGTTGTACGTCAATTTCAACACCATCGTAGTCTCTATGGATAGCCTCCCTTATAGCTTCAATGCTATTATCCTTGTACTTCAGGGAGTATCCACGATGAGCTATGCACTTCATTAACTTAAAGGTATATTTAAAGAATTATATAATGATTCTGAGTATTGATGTTGGTATAAGGAATCTGGCTATGTGTTTACTTGACGACGAAAATGGTAATCTTGTGAGGGAATGGGACGTTTCAGGTGTACCACCCGAACATAAAGATGGAGTCTATGTCTCTCTATGTAAACACTTAGATGAGAGACCATGGGTCCTCGGAGCTGAAACTATTCTCATCGAGAAGCAACCCGATCGTAATAAGAAGATGATATCGGTGATGCACTTCCTACATGCATATTTCATCATTAAATGCCCTCAATCCGAGACGATACTCTATGATGCTCGACACAAAATCCCCGATGTAGCTGGACCCGGGAAGGCACAATACAATAAGAGAAAGAAGGTTTCCATAGAGAGATGTGAAGCCTTTATAAGGAGTGAACCCACTAATGCACATTGGTTAGATACCTTTCTCAAGTCAAAGAAGAAGGATGATTTGGCTGATACTGTTATGCAAGCCCTCTCATTTGTAAATAGGGTTGAGGTAAAAAGTACAAAGAAACCCAAAAAGACTACAAAGTTAGTCGCTCGCAAACCCAATGAGAATCAAAAAAGGACAAAGTATTCCAAGTCAAACTTAGCTTGGATTTATCTTAATAAACCTGATTGTGAAGTCCTCGAGAACAACAAAAGGTTTATGAAGGATCTTAAGAGGTATTACAGAGATCTCAACGACTTGATTAAAGATTTGAGGGGAACGTAGTTCATAACATAATGCAGAAAAATGTCTTGGATCATGGATTTGTTCGCCTCGTTGACTACATGCCGAGACAAGATTTGGACTCGTCAATCGTACAAGCTGCCCGAGTCTCCTACGGAGATGGGACAAAAACATCGCGTGGAGACAGGGGTCTCATCCGCTATCTCCTCCGACATTGGCACACAACACCCTTCGAAATGGTCGAGTTTAAGTTCCACATCAAAATGCCAATATACATCGCACGACAACATATGCGTCACCGCACCTCCAGTATTAACGAAATGTCAGCGCGATATTCGATAGTTCCAAAGGAGTACTATGAACCCGATACCCTACGTGGACAATCCAAGGTGAATCACCAAGGTTCAGAGGGTGTTGTTGAAGTTGGAGATGAATTGGGTACAAAGGTGTCCGAACATCTCAACCATTCTTTTGATGTATACGAGGAACTATTAGAGAATGGATGTTGTAGAGAGCAGGCTCGCGGGAATCTTCCGCAATCTACATACACGGAGTTCTACTGGAAAATCAATCTTCATAATTTAATGCACTATCTTCGGCTTCGTATGGAACCCGGTGCTCAAAAAGAGATTAGGGACTATGCAAATGCCATCTATGAACTTGTACACCCACTTGTACCCATAACAATGGAGGCGTTCCAAGACTTTAGGTTAAATGCTATGCAACTCACAGGTCCAGAGATTGAGGCTATAGCAACTGGTAAAGTCATTGATAGCCCGGGTGAGAGAAGGGAGTTTGAGGAAAAAATAAGACGCTTAAAAATAAAATGTCCAGAACATGTACCTTAACTGACTATGATGACTACTACTATTACCAAGATTTGCACTAACCTACCTGACAAGACGTTGTGTGAATTTGAAATATCTCGACGCCCACGTGCCGTGCGTCATATTGCTATTAAATATCATAACGAAGAATTTACGTTTAATTGTGATGAAAAGGGAACTAAGTTTGACGAATCTGCTTATGCTAAATTGGAAGCTGAACGTAGACCTCGAGCGATGGCTCGGATGAAGAAACTTAAAAATTAAATGTCATTACAATACAACAAGAAGACAATGTTCGCAATCGCTACATCCCCGACATGGTTTGCCAAAACTGACGATTTCAAGAAAATTGGTAAGAAGATCCAAAAACAGAGAAACTCCGAGGTGGAGAGAATTAAGGATAAAATTGGTGACATCGCACGTGATGAACAGAGGCGCGTGAAGGAAATTTTCAAGGAACATCAGGATATCATCAAGAAAAACAAAGAGACGAAGACGAAGAAGAAGAGTAACGCTAAAAAGATCGATCTTTACGAAAAGTAATCCATATAGCAACTCCCACGAGTATAGCAGCAAACGGTGTCCCACTGAATCTTTCGGCTAATAAAGCACATATTACACTGTATTGAACAACACGTATCTCCTGCCTTGTTTTAATCATAGACCGTTTCATCCCTGCTCTCGATCTCTCAAGACCGAGAACAGTTGAATTTATTTTTCCAATTTTTGAGGGAATGTCCGTAGTGTTCTTTATAATTTCAGATACATCAAGAGACTCTAAAAACTGTTCTTGAATCAATGGTTCCAGGTATGTAAAGTAATCAAACTCTGGATCCAACTGTAAACATATCCCTTCAATCAAGGAAAACGACTTTGCTAAATATACAAAACTTGTTGGTACAACAAATGGTTTTTCCATGGCGAGTTCGGCTGCTAACTCATCGTTCATTATAGCACCACCATCAAGATTTTCCAGATACCCTAATATTGTCTCGAAAAATACTTCAATATCACTTATATCCGAGGATGTTGGGACAATGACACCCAACCTAATTAATATTTGAACACACCCTTTCGTATCTCGTTGTATAATACATCCGAATAAATCGGAGAAACCCTGTTTCAAATCGTCGTCCAACTCTATCAATAAACCAAAATCATAAAACACCAATTTCCCATCTTTGGAAATAGCCAGGTTACCTGGATGTGGATCACCGTGAAATAATCCACTGTCCATCGTTTGAATCACATAAGAATTCACCAAAGCTTCACATACTTTTTTCTTATTGATGTTCTTAATTTGGATATCCGTAATTTTATCCGCCTCTACATACTCCATTACAATCATATCATCGGTACAGTACTTCTTATACACATACGGAACCTTTATCCAATCAACACCCTTCAAACTTTTTCTAAACTTAATCGCATTTTCAACTTCTTGTCTATAGTTAGCTTCACCAAGAAGATATTCAATTGAATCGTTTAGAACAAAATTGGAACTCGAACCTGTATCTATACCGATAGACTGAATAAAATCTAATATTTTCTTCACGTTTTCAGTATCAGTTTGCATGATATCGTAAATCCCAGGTCTTTTTAATTTTACAACAACCTTTTTACCGTTCTTTAAGGTGGCTTTATGTACCTGTCCTATACTCGCAGATTTGAACGGAACCTCATCAAACTCTTTGAATATATCCTTATTTACAACATCTTTTACAAGACTAAAATCAAATGGTGGTACATTATCTTGAAGAGATTCGAGTTCTTTGGTAAACTCTGGTGGATACAGGTCTCCTCTCGTAGATGCTATTTGCCCTAATTTTACAAATGTTGGTCCAAGCTCTAGAAGTTCACCTTTTGTCCATCGTCCAAGTTCAGCTTTATCATCCGTAAAGCGCTCTTTAAATAGATATTTTGCGGCAAACTTCCATGTCTTTACCTTCTGATTTGTCGCCAACTTGACAGGTGGCGTTTTCATATTGGCTATACACAACATATCCTGTAGTATATTCAGAACTTTTTTTTAAACTATGAATTTTTATCTTATGTTACATTAATGAAATCCTTGTCATCTTTTCTTGGACCACTCAGTAATACAACTGAGAAAACAATTCAGAGTCAGCCAATTATTTTTACACTTATCATTTTGTATCAAGGTTTATTCTCGGGTAATGCCATAAAGATTCCACAAAATCTTAGATCCCTCTTTAACAGTAAAATTTTCCGATTTATGTCACTTATGCTCATTGCGTTTAGTGCCACTAAAGATATTGAGTACGCTCTCATATCAACCGTAATTTTCCTCGGTGTTATGTATGCCATCAAAACACCAGAGGAACGTGAGACCCAAGGAATTATTTAAAATCTTATGTAATTGTAAAACATGGCGAAACTTCTAAAAGCTGCCAGTCTCAACTTTGTGGCTATATTACTCTTCACTCTCATCTATTTTACCATCTCCAAAGCAGGTGAGGAACAATTTAATGGATTGGATAAGAACTCCAGTTTTTTCGATCACCTGTACTTTGCCTTCACTGTGCAATCAACCGTGGGATTTGGTGACATGTATCCTATCAGCCCCATAGCTAAGACTGTAGTTATGGCTCAACAGACTCTACTCGTCTTGGGTCTTCTCGATCTTCTTTCAGAGGCGGCTCCAACAGTCGCGAAGAATATTCGCACTGTACCCAACATGATGACAAAGATGATGTAAAAATATATTAGTTTAAATTAGAATGAAAGTTCATATCGTTGGTGCAGGACCCACAGGTATGTCACTTGCGTGGGAGATACTCAGGTCGGGTGATCATGAAATAACAATTTATGATAGAAAGACTTCCGCGGGAGGATCATGGTGGGAACCTACAGAAGAAATTAGAGATCTTCATGCACATCGTATAGTTTTTGATAAAGCATTTGTTAATACCAAAAGTCTGTTCAATGAGATGGGTATTAATTGGGATGATATTTTTGAACCAGTTCAAGAAAATGCCTACGGCTACGTCTTACGATCGTTGTCACTAAAAGATTACGGAACTCTAACATCTTTAGCTGCGCGTGTACTTACTAAACCCAGGAAGTATAGGGGTGTATCCCTCAAAGATGCTTTGGGTCCATTGAGTGGGGATGGACAAAAGATAGTAGAGCACCTCCCCCTCATAATGGACGGTGTTACTTGGGATGTAATGTCTGCGTGGGAGTTTGTCAAGAGTTTTGACCATGTAGCACTATCCAAGCAATATACACAAAAGGTGTCTGGTAAGGTCATGTGTGATGCAATGCAACAATCCCTTGAAGATGTTGGTGTGGAGTTTGAGTTTGGGAAGGAACTTGTAAACATTGACTACATGGAGGATGGTTATATAGCTAATTTTTCAGATAGAACTAAGATTGGTGATGGAATGTTATTTTTATGTTTAGATAACAGTCCAGCATATAAGTTACTTGGTGACAATTGGGGTCCGGATGCAGAAAAGAAGGTTCGTGATAGTACCTACGGTGCCATAAACATCTTATTTGATTTTGATGAACCAGTTGAACTTAAGACTGATCTTGAAATTGTCGCAAATACCAAGCTAAAACTTCAACCAGTTGTTTTGTCGGATGATAAAACTATATCATGTGTTATTTGTAATTTGACTGAAGATATTCTAACCATGCCACCAGAGGAATTGAGAACTTTAGTTTTGGGTGAATTGGATGTACCTCTACCAAGAGAAATCCGTTTTGGTTGGGGTTCTGAATGGGATGGAAAGAGATGGCAGTTTTCCCAATCTTCGGGGGTTCTTAGCCTTTATGGACAACTCCCGTTCTTTGGTGAATGCCCAAATGTAGCTATGTGTGGTATGATGTCCCCCCGTAATACACCCTATTCCAGTATTGAAGCCTCTGTAGAAGTTTCTAGGGCACTCAGTCACAAATGCTTCGGAACTCGAGAACCTATGAACCCGCTTCTCCTCACACAAGTTGTCTCAGTGACAATTTTAGTACTTATAGTTTTAATTCTCATTTATCGTAACAGAAACGCATGAAGTTTCTTGCGAAAGTATACTGTCCCATGTATGATCATAACGATAAGAAATACATACGTTTGATCATTCCTGAAAATTGCGCAGACTACGTAAAACGTACACAACTTAACAAAGCCTTTTTAATAAAAAATAGTCACGTGGATAATCCGTTAGATGGTAGAGTCCTTACTGTAAAAATTCCTTTTCGCTATAGGAGGTGTATGTGTGAGGTCAAAGGTAAACCTATACAATCTCTTATAGAGGGTGATGAAGTGACGGTTGAAATTGGTTTTGCTGGTGTTTGGAATGTAGGTAATTATTCTGGATTTGCATGGAAACTTTTAAGTTGTACATTCATTTAAAGTTTATTATATCTAAATAAGTAACATGTCAGTTCTCACAAGAACTGGATATTTAGTAAGTGAAGGACCAATTCAAGAAATTAAAAAGGAACTTACCGTAAGACCACAAGTCAATGGGGACTATGGATTTCCTCCACCACCTTTTAAAGTTTTCAGAACAACTAAGAATGGAGTCTGTGTTCCAAGATTCTACGGAACTTCTAAAGTTGGAGAGCCTAAGGAGGACAGGAGACCCCAACCAGCTCGTTCCAGTGCCAAGTTCGTCGGACAACTCAGAGATGCAACCCATCAAAATGAAGCATTGGCAGCAGCAATTAAAGCAGGGCACGGTGTCCTTTCTTTACCATGTGGGTATGGCAAAACGACGGTATCCTTGGCCATAGCTTGTAAATTAGGGTATCGCACGATGATTGTCGTTCACAAGCAGTTTTTAGCTGACCAATGGCGGGAACGTATTCAGCAATTTTGTCCAGGTGCTACTATCGGTATAGTTCAACAGGATAAGAAAGAGGTTGAATGTGATTTTGTTATCGCTATGCTTCAATCTCTTTCGCTCAAGGAATATAGTTTTAGCGATTTTGATTCTATAGGAACTCTGATAGTCGATGAAGCACATCACATCTGTGCAAAGGTGTTTTCTCAATCCCTATTCAAAATGTGCCCTAAGCATATCTTCGGTCTATCAGCAACTCCGGAAAGGAAGGATGGTCTCACAAAAGTGCTTCACTGGTTTATGGGTTCCACATTCTTTGCCGTTGAGAGGAAAAATCAGGAACAGGTGGAAGTGTTTCCAATTACATTTGATTCATTCAACTATAGAAATCCTCCACCTTCTATGAGAAATGGGAAGATTTCAATGCCAAATATGATTACAGAAATAGTTGAAGATAGAAAGAGAAATCAAATGCTTGTGGAACTTGTAAAGAAAGCTTCAGCGGGTACGAGACAGCTCCTCGTTTTAAGTGATCGTAGACAGCATTGTGAAATGCTTCATCAATGCTTCCCAAAGAGTTCAGGTCTCTACATGGGTGGTATGAAGGAGGCTGACCTCCAGGCTTCTTCAAAGAAGAAGATCATTTTTGCGACGTTCTCACAAGCCCATGAAGGTTTAGATATTCCAACTCTTGATACAGTTATTCTCGCTTCGCCCAAATCTGATATAACTCAAAGTATCGGTCGTATCATGAGAGAGACGAAAGGTAAGAAGAACAACCCCCATATATATGATATTCACGATCCCTGGTCTCTCTTCACTGCTATGTATTACAAACGAATGAAGATTTATCGTCAAGGTGGCTTCAAAATACACGGTAAAGCTATGGAAGAAAAGAAAGCTGACTTCCCTCAGGGAAAGTGTCTGTTTTTATAATCTAAATAATAATTAAATGTCCGGTGCATTGATTCAATTGGTTTCCAGAGGTGCTCAAGATGTTTACTTAAATAGTGACGATGGACACTCATTTTTTCGTATGAAGTTTACAAGGCATACAAACTTTTCCCAAGCTCCAAAATTCATAAAAACTATTACGGATAAAGATCCTAGTTTTACCATACCTGTTTTAGGTGATCTTGTAAACTGTTTATGGTTCGAAGGTGTCGATAAAAACTCAAACGTGTCTTCTAATCTTCTTTACAACTCCACTATTGATCTATTGGTTGGTGGTCAAAAAATTGATTCACAACACTATGATTATTATGCTGATATATGGCCCAACTATCTCGCAGACACACATACTAAGTCTCAAGAACTCACGAATAAGACGAGTATTTCACATAGGAACTTCCAACCTATGCATTTTTTCTTTTGTGATCACGGAGCATTTTTACCCCTTGTAGCACTCGCACATCACCAGGTAGAAGTTAAAATTAATTTTGATGAAAATAGTTTGGTGAATTACAGCGAAGCATTAAAGAAAATTAACGTGTATGCAAACTACATTTATCTTGATAAGGATGAGAGAGAGTCTATGGTCAGAAGACAAATGGACTTTGTTATAACACAAACACAAAGAATAGAGTATCCATTCTCAAATGTATTTGATAACACCATAGAATCGGGTGGATATAACGATTTAGATCTATCGTATTTCAATCACCCCGTCAAGTCAATATTTTTCGGATTTAGTGCCACTAATATTGATCCTACGAACGATCGTTTTACATTCAAAAACGCGGATATACAAATAAATGGTACACCTCTACTCGAGAATATGTCACCTACTTATTTTCACACAGTTCAAAACTATTATAAGTCTAAATATGGTGTATCAGATTTTAGAGTTGATTCGGATGATCTTATGTATACAAGATACTTTGGGTATCACTTTGGATTAAACGCATCAGACTACAATCCTTCAGGTAGTTGTAATTTCAGTAGACTCGATAACGCCAAACTTATATTACGGGGTGTAGAAAAGGGTATACTTAGAGCAAACCAAAATGAACTATATGTGCATGCAGTGAATTATAATGTGCTCAGGATCAAGGATGGTCTTGCCGGAATTTTATTCGGAAACTAATGTATAAATGGGTAGAACCGCCAGGTTCGATCAAATCTATGTTGCGAGTTTAGAAGCAGAACCCGTTGAGAATGAAACTCTTACAGGAGTTAACTCTATTCTAACCAGGGAGATTGAAGTAAACGAGATTAAAGTTAATCCATCTGATGGTACAAAAGGTCGTTTAGCTTTGGCGAATAATATTCCAACTAAACAGTTTTCCCTTGGAACTGAACTTTATATGGATAAAGATGATACACATGTTTTTGATCTCAAAGCATCTGGTAGGGCTAATCGCTTTTTCGTTAATCAGAACTTAGCTGTTGGTACTGTCAATCCAAGTAAAGCATTTCAAGTAAATGCTGGTGCAGTGAGAAAGGTTGACATTGATATAGAAGGTCATAATCTCATGACGGTGAGTGGTAATTTGGTGTCCACAAATGTGATCGTCAATGATAAATTAAGTTTATCAAATATTGTAATTGATGGGGCTGCATCCAATATTATTAGTGTGAATGGTGGTATCAAAACCTCAAACTTGTCAATTGGATCTAATGTTGCATTTTTTGATAATGGTCCTGGTACTAATGTAGGTGTTATAAGTGGTGATGTATATCAAACTGGTAATTTACATATGATTGGTAATTTGTTTGTGACTGGTAATGTAACAGTTTCAGAAACAGCTAAGTATATTGTTGCACAAGATTTAAGGGTTTCTAATATAGTTATTCATTCTGGATTTGGAAATGAGGTGTTATCACGAGAAACTGGTTATGTTATGACACCCGGTGTAGGATATTCAAATGTAGCCATAGCTTTTGTCGGTGGTGCGAGAGGGAGGGAAATGGGCTTCTTTCAAACAACTGCATATGGAGGTTTAAATGCTGCTGAAATACCTAAGTCACCCGGTGTGGTGAATGTACATGTAAGTGGTGATATATATACCTCAAATGCAGTGGGTGTGGCAAATATTTTTCCTACCCACGACCTTTGTGTGGGATCAAACCTCTTCGTTGAAGATACAGGTTCTAACGTTTTAGAGGTACATGGAAATACATATACACAAAAGCTAAAAGTAGGAAGTGGTGGTATTTCGGTTGGAAATCTCCTCACTATGTTACCAGGTGAGGAAGCACCTGTGGTGATAAATAGTAACGTGAGAATGAACGCTTTACGTACGACGGGTACAACTCCATCGGGTATTTCCAATGTTACACCAACGGATACACTGTCTATCGGTTCAAAAATATACGCCAACCTAACAGCTGCAGATACTCTTACAATTTTTGGTAACACAGCGACAACAAACTTAATTACAGAATCAGTTAGTTCAACGTCTAATATAATAATTCATGCTGACAGATATGGTGGTGATAGTGTTGTAAATCCACTTATCCTCAAAGCTGGACCAACTTCCTCAAATGTGAGTTCCATTGAGATTTTTGGTGCAAGTACATCCAATACTCATCAAAATATTAGATTCAAAACAAAAAATACCGAGAGGATGAGAATTACATCAAACGGTCACGTCGGTATTAACGAAACAAATCCAACACAAAAGCTTACTGTAAATGGCAACGCTTTTGTTATGGGTAGTAACGTGATGATGTTTGGAAACTTGTGGGGAACAACCTCCAATACATCTATGCAAATGTTTTCAAGTCCTAATGTAGGTGAAAATAAAGTCGAGAATATAGTCAAATCTGGTAAAGGTCTCAACTTTTATGCAAGTACCACACCCACCATGGGTACACCAAAACTCACTATTTTGGAATCAAGTAATGTGGGTATCAACGTCGCTAACCCCATTGGGGCACTTCATACAACGGGTGGTACAGTGTTTATAAATAATCAAGTTGTGAATCGTGGTACATATGTTCATCAAGAAACACCAATGGTTATCACTAACACACACCCGATCACAAGTACTACTGATACGGGTCGTGTATTAGACTTATCACGAGAAGGTAATGGAACCCAGGATGGTGTAAGAGCGTCATTTAAATTGGGAAAATACGAAACTTCAACTGGAACTTCTAGAACGCGTCTTGATCTTTATTTAGCGAGTGATAACTACCAAACTGATGCTGATGTCATGACCTTCCTAAGTTCTGGAAAGGTTGGAATTGGTAACACACAACCCTCGGCATTTCTTGAAGTCATAGGTTCGGGTTTTGCAGATCCACAAGAAAATGGTATTCTCCTACATAACCACGATGATGGTGATGCTATTTTAGCCGTAGAAACCAAATTAAATGTGGGTAATGCATTTACAAGTTATATACTTGAAGATGGTGGAGCCCTCACAGGTTGGTCAGCGGGTGTAACAAAGGACGATGATTTTAGAATTACAGAGAATTACCGGAGAGTTTTGGATTCTTCTGCAACAGCTCTCTTCATAAGTAGTGCGGATCGTGACGTGGGTATAGGAACGGATCAACCTCGTGCTAAACTCGAAGTTGCTGGTAATTTAGTGGTTGGTAATGAAATCACATTTGGTGGTACCCTCGGTGATGAGTATGGAAACACTCGTATAATTGACAGAATTTACGGTACACAATATACACAATCTGAGTTACTTCTTTTTAAAGGTAATGAAAGTGGGTCGGTTAATCAGGGTCCAGATAGAATTAGACATATTGCGGGTGAGCACGTGTTTCAAACTTATACAAATTCGGGGGACCAGACTCTATACGGTGGCAATCAAATCTTAGAAACTATGGATGCTAAACTTAATAAGTCGTTAGTAATAACAGATTTAGGAAGTACCGGTATAGTTGTCATAGGTGGTAATAGATCTCATGGAGCTGCCGCATATGCCGAAGATTCTGGTACCAAATTAGTTGTTAACGGTAGTATCGTCTTTACCGGTAGTGGTAGTTTCAAAACAACTGGTTTAGAGTTTTCAACTACAGAGTTAGGTGCAAGCTATAACATTATTAGAAGTGCAGTAGATGGTAATACCCGACGTCCAATCACATTTGCACACGGGGGGGTAGGTTTTACAGACTCCGAGTTTTTTCGATTTGATACCGATGGTCGTATCGGGATGGGCACGACTCAACCCACATCTAATATACATGTATACGATACAACACCCAGTGATATAAACTTATTAAAACTTCAAAGTACTGGTGTAAATAAACAAACTGGTGCACTTTTATACACAAATGAAGGAGAAGGTGGATTCATAAAAGGATTCAATAACACAGTGAATAGAACAACTGGTCTGGCTTTAGGTGTAGCTAACAACAGTACAATTGTAAACAATCTCAATCTAATTCACACAAGTAATGTAGGTGTAGGTACACCATCACCTCTTCGTCAGTTACACATACTTGACAGTCGGCTGACAGGTAAAAATGGTACTATGAGAGTGGAAAGTTTAGTATCAAATGCGAGTATAGAACTTACCACATCATCTGGTGGAAACTCAAATATTTATGCAGATAGAACGGGTAACGTATATATACAACCATCTTCTGATACAACATTTGTAGATAGCGATCTCATTGTAACTGGTGATCTGGCAGTACAGGGGAACTTTGCGTTCACAGAACTTGGTGTTAATCTTGGTTCTAATTTACCTACAACAGATTTTGAGGTTGGTGGAGGTGCTATATTTGGAAGTCAAACGGGTGGAGTTCAACGCAAATTTTACTCTAAATCATTTCAAATTACTACAACTAACCCCACTAAAGATATTCAATTAATTTTTGGTACGGGTGCTTTCTATGCCAAGGTTATAGCGATGTTGAGAAGAACCGATGGTTCAACAGTAGGTGATTTAAGTACCATGATTCTCGAACTTCAAGGAGGAACCGGTGATGCATCCCAACCAACTGTAGATGTTGCTGTGGGTACGAAAAATATATTCGGTGGTACAAACAACTATCCATGGAGTTCAACTGTTATAACAGGACAACGAGGTATAAGTATCACACCGTATAATGAAGACATCACTCGCGACTATTATTATGACATTTCGGTAGAATTGATGACAGCATCTGGTGGAAAATTGGTTAAAATCACAAGTAATCTCACTGATCCACTTGGACTTGACAATGGCAATGGTGGAGCGCACACACCCGCTTGGGGAACTTTTAACTACTAATTTTACCATTCGGGGAAGACCCAAAGGTAGAATCAATTTAATTTAATTTAATTATGCCCTGATGGAATCAGAGACGGCTAAGAAAAGCACGCCGACAATGAAAGCCATGACGACGTAATTGCACTCAGTATCTTCGAGGCCAGTGGATTCTGACTTGACCTCTACCTTCTTTGTGACGACGGGTTGCTCACGCCGCACAGGAGGTTCTAGTTCCTCCAAAGGACAGTAACCTATCATTTATACATTACTTAGAGATTAATTTCAGTTTTCTTCTTTCGGCGGACTCTCTTGGGCTTTGCTCCACCGACTGCAACCTCCTTAACCTCCCCGCCAGTAGAATCTCCCGAAATGGAGATTATATCCGACACATCATCGTCCATATCCACCGAATCCGCCTTTGCCATACTTGTGTTCATAGGTGGTGGTGGTGGCATTGAAATTCCCCCCATTAGACTGGAAATATCAATCCCGGGACCCTGCATCTCATATTGACCAGTTCCTCCAACTGGGGCTGCATCACCAGGTCCCGAGGGTGCACGGGTTGTGTTCTGCACAGCAGACATCATATTCTTTACGAGGTCTGGGTTCTGCTTGAGAACGTCATTCATATTGGGTAGAGCACTTTTGAACATTGAGTTGGTAAGATGGAACATCATAGCGGAACCACCAAGCATCATGATGAGCTTGACCTCTGGTGCAACGTTCACCTTGGATCTATACTTCACGTAAAGCTCTTCAAAGACTCCATCGTAGTCATCTACCCCCTCCATCACGCTTTCAGACCAACCCTCCAACTGAATCTCAAAGGGGTTGTAACGCTTATTAAGGAACTCGAGACCTGTCACACAGGCTACAAGCATACGACGAGAGAAGCGAACAGACTGTTCAACGTCGATACTGTAAGTAATTCTCTTAACCTCCGTACGAAGTTCCTCAACAGTAGAGTAGGCGTTCAACCTCTTGTTCACATTAAAACCCTTCTTCTCAAGACGGGATAATTTGTTGAGAAGATCACTCTTCTCTTCATCTACGGAGCTATAACCCTTAGAGGGTTGTTCACTCTGAGAACCACCAGGACCCTCATCTGGTCCATCATCAAAAAACATTGGCTCATCTTCACCGTAATCAATCTCTTCATCCATTTGAGGTTGAGCAGGAGCTGACTGTTTATTTGGGTTAACGAATGCATCCATAGCTTCTTGGTGATGCATCTGTGAGGGAGGAGGTGGTCTGCTTTGTGCAGGACGGCGTACAGGCTGGGGACGAGAACTGTTAATTTCAATTTCATCCATGAGAGCCTGTTCATCGGCGTCCAACTTCATGACATTAGTAGTCCCACGATCAATGACAATTTCTTCGTCCATCTACTCTCTATAGGGAAACTATTAAATTACCTTTAACGCACTTTTGAAAAAATTATATATGTACATTATAAATGTTTAACCTTAACCGTACCAACAGAAATGCTCTCATCAGTATTTTCACCCTGATCACCGTGATTTTTGTCATCGGTATGCTCAAGCAATCCAGTAAGTATCAGCCTAAGCCCCTCATAATTAAGACTGCCAACGAGGAGTCCATCTTTACTCTCCCTAACGAAATTGCGTGTACTCCTGGTTTCACTTCGGATGGAAGCACTTACACCAAGGCTCTCACTCCAGGTGGACTCTGTGGCTCAGAGGCTCTTGTTGCCGGTCAAGCTGGCGGCTACGAGATTGAGGATGGAATCGGTGGATCTTTAATCTAAGCTACTACTAAATGGCTTTGGTTACTTCCTCCCAAACTATTCCAGATCTTCATTATGAATATCACACCATAACTATTGATTCTATTGGTCAAGATAGTGCTAATACTTTTACTTGTCACCTCCAACAACCCCTTAGAAATGTAGTTCAGGCAAGACTTCTTGGGGCTCACCTTCATTCCACAGATAACACTGAGCACTGCTACATCTCTATTGATGAATTAGATACCATCTTTAACGACCGTGCTTCTAATGTTCTCACCGGTCAAGGGAATATGAGCATGCTAAGAGGCTCATTTGCGAGTCTCGTAACCGATGATACTACTCATAGTGGTTCAGATTCCCTCATTAAGTTCAAAGACGATTATCCCATCATTAATCAGTATATAAACCCAATTAGACGGGTTGATCGTCTCAGTATTACCATTAGAGATCAAAGTGGTGCTACCATTAAGAACTCTTCAGCAGCTGGCGATAACTTTTTAGTTCTTCGATTCGTCTGTAGAAAACCCAATTTGTAATTATCTATGTTAATATAAATGGATACTCGTACTCTTACGAAACCCGATCCATCTGATTTGAAATTCGAATATTATACTGTTACGTTAGATAGCGTCGGTCAGACCAGTGCTAATACATTTACATGTTATCTCACGCAACCCATTCGTAATATTGTTGAGGCGAAACTCATCGCCGCACATATCAAAACCACGGAAGTTACTGAACACTGCTATATCACAATTGAGGAACTGGATTCAAAATATATGGAGCGTACCTCAAATGTATATGAAGGACAACCAAATATGACACAAATTAGAAACTCTTTTGCGAGTCTTGTATCTGATTCTGTATCCCTCAATCCAAGTGGTAATGATTCTGTTATTTTATTCAAAGATGAATATCCAGTTCAAACACACTATACATTTCCAATCGGAAGTGTAGATCGTTTTAGAGTGAAGATTTATGACCAGCGTGGTCGGACTCTCACCAATCCAGTTATAACCGCTGGACATAATTTTATCGTCCTTCGTCTTAAATGTGAAATTACCGCTCGGGGTGTGAGGGGGTTTAACCCCGATGCCCCCCAGATACCAGTTATAGATGAGGGTAGTTTATCGGAGAAGATAAAGGAACTACGAAGTTTGTTAGATATAGGTGAAATTGATAAAGAGACTTTTGAAAATATAAAACAAAAACTGTTGGATGATTATCTAAGTTAGTACTATATGTCGTACTACACTGCGAATCATACAGTCCCCGATCTAAACTACGAGTATGCTGTCATCACCGTAGATTCGATTGGACAGTCCAGTGCAAATAATTTCCAGGTGCATCTTCAAACCCCCCTAAACAATATCGTCCAGGCTAAACTTATAGGGGCTCACATCCACACTACCGTGCAAACTGATCACATTTACATTGATATTGATGAACTCGAAGTTGATCCAATTTTAAATCAGAGGACATCAAACGTTGCTGGTGGCCAACCCGCATTAAGTAATGTTACAGGTACATTTGGAACTCTCATTTCCAGAGCTATTGTACCACAGGGAACGGGGCATTCAGAGGATACCTATATTTTTATATTTGAAAACCAATACCCAATTGTGTCTCAATATTTAGAACCTCTCCAAAATCTCAGCACTTTAACGATTAAAATATACGACCAAAATGGTAATTTAATCCCACCAAACTCGACCAATGACCCAAACCACTTCCTTATTTCTTTCATCACCCGCCGACGAATAGTCCCGTAATTTTCTCTATTTAAAGTAGTATAACATGTCTTCAGGTATTGTTCAATTAGTAGCAATAGGTGCCCAGGATGAGTTCATTATGGGCAACCCGGAGATATCGTTTTTTAATTCCAAATTTAAAAGGCACTCCAATTTTTCACAATCCGTTGAGAAGCAGACGATACGCGGAGATGTGAAAAACAATTCGATGTCAAGTGTTCAGATTGAAAAGTCGGGTGATATGCTTGGTTATATGTATATGACTATAGATGATGGTGTAGAGGCTTTAGATACTTCGCGTTGGGATCTTATTATTGATAAGATTGAACTCCTAATAGGTGGTTCTGTTATTGACACCCAAGATAGTATCTTCACGGAAAAAATTGCTATAGATACTTTTGCACAAAATATTTCACGATCCGCTATTGGAACACACCCAGGTGTACACGCGCGATCGTTCTTCTACCCTCTCCGGTTCTTTATGTGTGAAGGACCTCAAAGCGCCTTACCTCTCGTAGCCTTAAACTATCATAACGTGGAACTTAGAATTTATTGGGGAAGTCAAGCCTCTAATTATAATATAGAGTTCTTTGCAAACTATTATTATTTAGACAATGAAGAACGTGGAAATATGGCTACTCGTACTCATGATATGCTCATAACTCAAGTTCAAAAGAGTGTACCAAGTGGAGAAAACGTTCAAGAGCTCATTTTTAACCACCCTGTTAAGTATTTGGCGTCATCAGATACAAGTGTTGACGGTGCTCTAACTTCACCAAGAAATAAACTTAAATTAAGTATTAACGGTGTTGAACTATCTAATTTTAAATGGGGAAGACCACATTTTATGGATGTTACTAATTATTATCACACCAATTTTGTAACTTCTCCAGATTTCTTCCTTTACTGTTTCTGTTTAATTACGAGTTCGTTACAGCCTACAGGGTCATTGAATTTTAGTCGTGTAGAGAGTGCAAAACTTATGAGTGAATCCTTACCTATTAATGATCCTATATATGCAGTTAGTTACAATATTCTTCGAGTCCAGAATGGTCTCGCCGCTTTACTCTACGCAAATTAATTTAGCAATGTATATTAAATAGTTGTCAGTATGCAAATATTTGTCAAGACACTGACAGGTAAAACGATAACTCTTGAACTTGAGTCTTCAGATACTATTGATAATGTGAAGACAAAAATTCAAGACAAGGAGGGTATTCCACCCGATCAGCAGCGGTTGATCTTTGCTGGAAAACAACTAGAAGATGGTCGCACCCTCGCCGACTATAACATTCAGAAAGAGTCTACACTCCACTTAGTCCTCAGACTTAGGGGTGGTGTTAAGAATCTTCCATCAGTGGAAAGGAGTACTAAGATTCGCTTCGGTAAACATGTACCAGACTCTACAGAACAGGAAGAAAATACTATTGTTTTTAATGCTTCAAATGTGACTGTTCCAACTCCATATGGTGATGCAGTTTATTTATCCCCAATTAGAAATAAAACTGATTATACAGCTCCAGAAATTGTACTTCTTATGTACGATCGTAATACCAAAGAAATTACAGAGTCTGGTGAGTCTGCAAATGCTCTTATTGGTGGTTCAACGTTGGATACTGTATCAAATCGCAGTAATGCCACTTCAAATACCATTCAATTTGTAGGTCCAACTAATGGTGTTTCTTTTGTCACAGATGCAAACGTTGGTTTTTCAAACATGGATCCCAAACACACGGTGAGTGTGGGATCAAACCTCTACATTGATGATGTGGGTTCGAATGTCCTCGTTGTTTCTGGTAATGTTGCCATTTTAAATAGCCTTACTATTGATGGTAATCTTAGGGTGAATGGTGATACTACCGTGATCTACACAGAAAATACTTCAATTAGAGATGCGTTTGTTGAACTTGGTACAAACAATACTTCGGGTGATACGACACTTGATTTAGGTATTCTTATGCATCGCCCAGATGCATTGTCAAACGTAGTCATAGGTTATAGGGAAGGTACAGATGAGTTTGCATTAGCTTATACCGATGCAAAACCAACCGATAAGACATTTACTCCAAAAATGGATGAAGATATTAATGTGCACGTCTACGGTTTAACCCACGTGGATGCCAATATTTATGCACACGAGGATATTATCGTGGATGGAAATGTCTACGTGACTGTAAATGTTTCTATTACAGAAGAATTGACCGTTAGCAACAATGTGTATGCCGATAAGGATCTTGAAGTTGTGGGTAACGTCTATGTGGATGGAAATGTAGTAGCCTATAAGGACTTCACACTTACTGGTAACGCATATGTATCCGGAAATGTCAACATCACAAATCAATTAACGGTTAGTGATAACGTCTATGTAACAGGTAATGTTCAAGTAACTGAGTCCCTAATTGTGAGTGGGAACACCCACCTTGAGGGTGACAACGTCTTCATTACCCACACAATGGACTTTTTAGATCCCACCACCGCCATCGTGACAGATCAAATCTCCAACGTTCAAATTCGTTTGGGACAATTGGAGAATGTTTCAAATACCGCATCAAATCCTCTCGTAAATCAAGTTCTTGGTTACGATAACGATACTAATGAGTGGGCTAACACTTACCCTGATCAGACAATACTCCGAGTAAAGAACACTTCGGGTGGTCCAATAACAAGAGGTCAAGTCCTGCATGTTAAGGGTTCTGTTGGAAATGACACATTTCAAGTTGATTTAGCTGATGCATCCGATCCAACAAAGATGCCAGCTATTGGCATTGCTTATGAAGATATGGCAGACGACGCTCAAGGTAGTGCTGTTTCATTTGGTAGAGCCGATGGAATTGGTGGAATATCTGGGTATACAAATGGTCAAACACTTTATGTTGCGAGTGGAACACCTGGTGGTTTAACCAACATAAAACCATACGGCGTTGATCTTGATCTTATTCAAAATGTTGGTGTTGTTGTCAATAATAGTTCTGGTGTTGTGTTTGTCACCGGTACTGGTCGTGCCAATGATATTCCAAATGCAAGGATTATCACAGACTACAATGATATGCAGTATGTGTATGTGAACAGTCAGGATAACGATTTGAAGAAGATTACTTCGGCAAACTTGAACATTCCACTCACAACAGCTGTGAGTAGTTCAAGTAATTCCGCGGCAAATGCCGTAACCCTCCGAGGTGTGAGTATTACTTCTGGTGATGGTTTCCATGGTGACCTCGTCGTCGCTGGAAATGTAACCATTGATTCTACAACCCTCCACGTGGACGCGGAGACTAACCGAGTGGGTATTGGTAAAATAACACCAAAATCCACTCTTGATATTGTGGGTAATGTCCATGTAACATCAAACATTAGCACAGCTTCTAATGTTCTTATTACCGGTATCGCCGCAGCTTCTTCTAAAACCACTGGTGCTCTCCAAGTGACTGGTGGTGTAGGTATTCAAGGGGATCTTTACGCTACAGATACCAATCTTAATAGCCTTGAGGTTACAAACACTACTCATTCTACTTCCAAGGATACAGGGACTGTTATTATAACCCAAGGTGGTTTGGGTGTTGAGGCTAACATTCACTCTACAAATGTCTTCGCGGGGTCCCACATAGGAGTGGGTACTTCCGCGACTTCTAATACTTTTGATGTGAGGGGTACAGCCAATGTGGGTGCTCTCGTTGCAACATCTACCCATATTTCAGACTCAACTGCATCTATCTCAAAGACCAGTGGTGCTCTTCGGGTGAAGGGTGGTGCGGGTATTCAAGGTAATCTCTACGCCACAAATGGTGTTTTTTCATCTAATATAACTGTTGGAAACCTCGTGGACGGGGCGAATAAATACTTACCTATGGTTAATACAGATGGTACTTTCGTTAAGTCACCTGTTTATGTTTCACCTACGGGTAGATATGTAATCACTGCGGAGGAAGCTGAATTTTTGGGTAACATCACACTTGGTGGTAACACAACTATACTTTCTTCAACTTCTGTTGTCATAGAAGATAGAATTTTTGGTATCGCTTCAAACAATAGCGCCGATGGTTTAGATAGTGGAATCTTAATAGAGCACCAGGATGCAGGTCAATTTTCTAATATCGGACTCATACATCACGCCGATCAACATATATTTTCTATAGGATACACACAAAATACATTTACAGATGAACATATTTTATATTCACCACACCCAGATGGTACCATATTAACAGTGGATTTATTAGGTAATGTAAATGTACAAAATAGTATATCTGTATCTGAATTAGGTACGTTTGGTACACGTGTGGGTATAGGTGTGATTTCACCAGATTCAAACTTATATGTGACGGGGAATGCCCATGTGACTTCTAATATTTCTACAGGTTCTAACGTCCTCGTACAAGGTGGAGCCGCATCCACCTCAAAGACGACTGGTGCCCTCCAAGTGGCTGGTGGTGTGGGTATTCAAGGAGATATTTATGCTGCGGGTGCAAATCTTGAGGGTGTGGAAGCGGATAGTGTAACTGTGACAAATAATACTACATCTACAGATAAAGATACAGGTGCTTTAATTGTTACAGCGGGTGGTGTGGGCATAGAAGAAAACCTAAATGTTGGTGGTGTTACCAAAGTTTGGGATGAGACAGATGCTATCACAACAACAAGTGGAGCTTTACAAGTTGTTGGTGGTTTAGGAGTTGCAAAAAATATATACGGTAAAAATGTAAACTTTGAAGACGCTGAGGTAGATAGCCTTAATGTAACCGATACAACTATATCTGCCAATACAATATCAGGTGCCCTTCAAGTAGCTGGTGGTATTGGTGTGGCTAATAATGTTCATGTCGGTAACGATGTATACATAGGTTCAAACTTGAATGTTGATACAAATACTCTTCATGTAGATTCCGTAGCAAATAGAGTGGGGATTGGTAAAACAGACCCGGGTTACAGTCTGGATGTCGTGGGTGACATTAACTTTTCAGGTGATTTTTATCAAGGTGATGCCCTATTCGTTAGTACACCTTGGACAATAACACCCGCGGCGGGATCTAACGAAGATCTTTCCTACACATCTGGAAATGTTTCTGTGGGTACTGCAACATTTCACGTGGATTCTATAACGAATAATGTTGGTGTTGGAACAACACTACCAGCTTATGATTTGGATGTCGCGGGTGACATTAACTTTTCAGGTCAATTTTATCAAGGTAATGAACTATTTGAGTCTTCGCCGTGGACTACAAGCGCAAACCTGCTGACTTACAATAAGTTGAATGGTTTTGTTGGTATATCAACTGATTCCCCCGACGCCAATTTACATGTATCGGGTAATATTCATGCCAATAATCTTGAGTGTACAAATTTAATTTTTGATACGGTCTTAGTAACACCATCAGCGGGATTAAATAATATTATTACTGTGTCAAATACAACCTCAAATACAGTGCAATTTACAAATAGCGACACGAGTATTATAACATACGGTAAAGCTGGTGTTGGAACATCAATTCCAGCTTATGATTTGGATGTCGCGGGTGACATTAACTTTTCAGGTGATTTTTATAGAAATGGTTCTCCTCAAGCTCTCTGGACAACAACCACTGCGGGAGTTAACGAGAATATTTCTTACACATCTGGAAATGTTAGTGTGGATACAACCACCTTCCATGTAGATTCAACATCACACAGAGTGGGTATTGGTAAAACAGACCCAGCTTATACCCTCGATGTTAATGGTACTATTTATGCAAGTGGAAATGTTAGTGTGGATACAACCACCTTCCATGTAGATTCCGTAGCAAATAGAGTGGGGATTGGTAAAACAGACCCAGCTTATACCCTCGATGTTAATGGTACTATTTATGCAAGTGGTGATCTCATTGCATTTAGTGACGAAAGGAAGAAGACGAACATAGAACCAATACCCAATGCACTCGAGAAAGTTTTGCAATTGAGGGGTGTCACATTTGATAAAATAGACGGTGATGACCGTAGACATGCAGGTGTCATCGCCCAAGAGGTTGAAAAGGTATTACCTGAAGTCGTGTATACTGATAAAGACGGAATGAAAAGTGTTGCCTATGGTAACGTTATAGGACTCCTCATAGAAGCTATAAAGGAGTTGGCTCACAAAAAAGAGTGAATCAGATGAACTGTAAAAAAACCTCCATAAATAGTAGATGAGTGACCCAATTCTATTTGTGGATAACTCCGCCAATACGGTATATTTAACCGGTTCAAAGACTATAACTGGTCTAACAACTATAAATAATGCAACAACTATAACTGATACAACAACTATAAATAATGCAACAACTATAAATAATGCAACAACTATAAATAATGCAGCAACTATAAATGGCACTACAACTATAACTGGTGATTGTAATATGATTGGTGCTCAAAGTTATCCAAATACACCAATGGCTATGATGGCTAGAAGTGCTGGAAGAGTCTATGCAAATAATACTTATGTGTGCAATGTTACTGGTTATAATAGGGGAAGTTGTTATAATACAAGTAACGGTAGATTTACCGCTCCGGTAGGATTTTCGGGTTACTATCTATGTTTGTACAATGGACTGGGAGGGCATCTCGATACTGGACCAAATACACGATGGTACAGAAATGGTTCGGTATTTAACTGGGGTGCAGCACATGTTAATAATAGTTGCTCCAGTCGCCATGGTACGCATGCTATGATAATCGTACAACTGAACGCGGGAGATTATATAGAATTACGTCTTGTCACGAGTAGTTTATATGGAAGTGGGCAGCGCCATGGAACTTTCTGTTATAAATATATATCTTCTTAAATAGTAGATGACTGGTGCACTTTTTCACGTTGATAACAGTACAGGTGATATAAATATTAATGGTGCAACAACTATATCTGGTGCGACCAATATATCTGGCGCAACCAATATAACTGGCGCAACAACTATATCCGGTGCAACAACTATATCTGGCGCAACCAATATAACTGGCGCAACCAATATAACTGGCGCAACAACTATAAATGGTACTACAACTATAAATGGTGCAATGACCTCAAATTTCCCAATAGTAATGGTTGGTAGAAATGCTGGAAGAGTCTATCAACCTAATACCATCGTATGCAATGTTACTGGTTATAATAGGGGAAATTGTTACAATACAAGTAACGGTAGATTTACATGTCCGGCGGGATTTGCAGGATACTATCTATTTTTATACAATGGACTGGGAGGGAATGTCGAAACATATCCAAATACACGATGGTATAGAAATGGTTCGGTATTTAGCTGGGGTGCAGCACATGTTAATAATAGTTGCTCCAGCCGCCATGGTTTGACCGCGGCGTGTATCGTACAACTGAACGTAGGAGATTATTTTGAAAAACGTGTTGTTAGTGCCAGTATGTATGGATCTTCACCGATACATTCCACACTTATTGGTTTTTATATTTCCGCTTAAAGATACACCCGGCGAAATATAAAAAAAAACTCTGTAAACAGTAGATGACCGGTGCACTTTTTCACGTTGATAACAACACGGGTAATATAAATATTAATGGTGCAACAAATATATCAGGTCTAACAACTATATCTGGTACAACCAATATAAATGGCACTGCAACTATATCTGGTGCAACCAATATAAATGGTGTGACCAATCTAAATGGTGTGACCAATCTAAATGGCGCAACAACTATAAATGGTGCAACGACTATAACTGGTGCAATGACCTCAAACACCCCAATGGTAATGGTTGGTAGAAGTGCTGGAAGAGTCTATTACCCTAATACCATAGTGTGCAATGTTACTGGTTATAATAGGGGAAATTGTTATAATACGAGTAACGGTAGATTTACCTGTCCGTCTGGGTTTGCGGGATACTATATGTTTATATACAATGGACTGGGAGGGGATCGCGAAACTGGACCAAATACACGATGGTGGAGAAATGGGATCGAGTTTGATTGGGGTGCAGCACATGTTAATAATAGTTGCTCCAGCCGCCATGGTTTGATGGGGTCGTGTATCGTATATCTGAACGTAGGAGATTATTTTGAAATACGTGTTCGGGGTGCCAGTATGTATGGATCTTCACAGATACACTCCACATTTATTGGTTTTTATATTTCTATTTAAAGATTTTTTTATAGTATAACTATATGTTGAATGTATTTTGTGAAGTAACCTTAAAAAAACAACCTGACAAAACATCTATTTTAACCGTAAAACTTGATGAACTTTCATTTAAATGTATGAAGGCGATATCTAACCCCCCAGATGAATGGGTAGAAAATATTATTTCGAGTAGATGTTTTCCCAAGTGTGAAGATCTTTGGGAAGCGCACGTAACAGAAAGTATTAAACAAGGTGTAGAACCAAAACAATCAAAAGCGGCGTTATTATTAGGGTACGAACCTTTACCTGAACTTATTTTTAACCCAAAAGGTAAATTTACCGAATATGAAATAGAGATAGAAATAGATACAATTTACACCAAATGCACAGAATTGATATTCTCAAACATAGTTGATGAAGTAAAAACGTTAATATGCGACAGAATAGATCTAATGATTGACGAAATTATTAATTATGCTGTTAAAAATGGACAATACAAAAATAAAACAAAACGAGATATAATAATGGAATATGAACCCCCAGCTTTTGAAGAACCACCTGATGAGCCATAATAAAAAAATCCTCGCAATTAGTAGATGACCGGTGCACTTTTTCACGTGGATCCATCAGAGAGTAATGTCAATGTCACAGGTAACCTAAATGTTACAAATAATTTAAGTGTTATTGGAGGTATCACAGGAGATACGAGTATCACGGGTAATCTCTCTGTGAATGGAGATATTTCAATAAACGTTCCATATTACGCGGCGCGTCAAAGAAATACAGCTTCGTACGTATTTGATGAATCGATCGTTTATGATCAATACGTATATACAAATTACCCAGGTTCATTTGTTGCTAATTCGGCTACAGATGGGTATTATCAACCTCCTATGAACGGTGTGTACCAAGTACACATGGAGTGTATAATAGTCGGTTCAGGAAATATTCATATTCAAAGACGAACGGGTACGACCGTAAACTTTGATCATGATAGTAGACATTATAATTACCCTCATAGTGGATGGATGTCTGCCAGCTGCGACGCACTCATCCCTATCACGAATTATACAACGCAGAATATAAGGATCTATATCGATGCGAGTGGTGGTAATGGTGCATGGGCGTATGCATCGTATCATGGGAGCGCTTTTTTTAAGTGGGTTAGTAATGTTTAGATTAATTTATATGTATGTATAAATGCAATTCACACGAGGTATGATGGAAGCCATGTCAGCTGCTTTCGCTGTTAGGGAGTTAATTCAAAATGAATCAGTTGATTTTAATGTAGATGAACCGTATACCTACGACAGTATTAATCTTCCAGATGGGTACACAAAACCATCGAAGGAAGCGTACGACGAAGCATTTACTCGATACCTAAATATAGAATTATTCAAAGTACTTCGTGAACAGAGAAATAAAAAACTTACAGAATCGGATTTTATGATGTTATCCGATTATCCCAAAGAAGATATAGAAGAATGGAAAGTGTACCGTCAAGCCCTCAGAGACCTTCCGACCAATACAGAAGATCCAGAAAATCCTAATTGGCCTACTCCACCCAATGCATAAAAACCTCTGTAAATAGTAGATGACCGGTGCACTTTTTCACGTGGATACATCGGAGAATAATGTCAATGTCACAGGTAATCTAAACGTTACAAGTGACACTCATATCACGGGAGCAACCAATATCATAGGGGAGACAAATGTCACCGACGATCTAAATATTACTGGAAATATATATGGAAATGGTATAGTTATAAATACAAATCAATATATTGATACAACCGATAGAAGTACAACATCTACCGCTGAACAAATTGGTTATACTACACCTTGGACTTCTATGAAAGCTAACAGTAAAGTTAATCTTGACGTGCATATACCGTATAGAAACGACGGAAATAACTGGGGTGGAGGTTATCATACCATATATATGATGGTTGATAAACAGGTAGGTTCGGTCCCCGCGAATCACTGGGTTGTATTAGCAACAACTGGTCATCATATGGTTTATCATCATGAGATTCTCTCATATACAAATAATTTTTTTATACCTCTCGTCGTAAATGAAGATTTTCAAATAAGATTTTATCACTCATATAGAGTTTACAATAACGGGACTTTAAATATAAATCGGTCTCATCATTTACACTTTAAAAATGATAGTGATAACGCCCAATTTGGAATACCATATCCCCATGCAGGTTATACTAAATTTATTGTTCAGGAAATTGGTGGCGTCAATTAAAAAACCTCCCTAAACAGTAGATGACCGGTACACTTTTCCATGTGGATCCATCAGAGAGTAATGTCAATGTGACAGGTAATCTAAACGTTACAAGTGACACTCATATCACGGGAGCAACCAATATCATAGGGGGAATAAATATCACCGACGATCTAAATGTTACTGGGAATATATATGGAAATGGTGTACTTCTAAATACAACTCAATATATTGATACAACCTTTAGAAGTACAACATCGGGTAGTGAACAAACTGGTTATACTACACCTTGGACTTCTATGAAAGCTAACAGTAAAGTTAAACTTGACGTGCATATACCGTGGAGGAATGACGGAACTGGATGGGGTGGTTCGTATCATACCATATACATGATGGTTAACAAACAGGTAGGAACAGTGCCAGCTAATCACTGGGTTGCATTATCAACATCCGGTTATTATATGACTTATTATGCTGATATTCTCTCATATACAAATAATTTTTTTATACCTCTCGTCGTAAATGAAGATTTTCAGATAAGATTTTATCACACGTATAAAGTTCACAGTGGCGGGACTTTATATATAAATCAAGGTAATTATTTGCAATGGAAATCAGATAGTGATAACGCCCAATTTGGACTCAATGGCCTCCACGCAGGTTATGTCAAATTTATCGTTCGGGAAATTGGTGGTGTCAATTAAAAACCTCAGCAATTAGTAGATGACCGGTACAGTTTTTCACGTGGATCCATCAGAGAATAATGTCAATGTCGTGGGTAGTCTAAATATTACTGGTTTAACGACTGTCACAGGTGACACGAGTGTCACAGGTCCAACAAATGTTGTAGGAGATCTAAATGTTGGTGGAAATATATACGGAAAAGGTATACTTATAAATACAACTCAATATATTGATACAACCGATAGAAGTACAACATCGGGTAGTGAACAAACTGGTTTTACTACCGGTTGGACGTCTATGAAAGCTAAAAGTAAAGTTAAACTTGATGTGCATATACCGTATAGAAATGATGGAGTTGGCTGGGGTGGTTCGTATCATACCATATACATGATGGTTAACAAACAGGTAGGAACAGTGCCAGCTAATCACTGGGTTGCATTATCAACATCCGGTTATTATATGACTTATTATGCTGATATTCTCTCATATACAAATAATTTTTTTATACCTCTCGTCGTAAATGAAGATTTTCAAATAAGATTTTATCACACGTATAAAGTTTACAATAACGGGACTTTATATATAAATAGTGCTCATCATTTAAACTTTAAAAATGATAGTGATAACGCCCAATTTGGAATACCACATCCCCATGCAGGTTATGTCAAATTTATTGTTCAAGAAATTGGTGGTTAAAGAAAATTATATATATTTACATAAATGGATATAACAACCGTTCTTGTTGAAAAATATGATGGTGCTCAATGGAATCTTATTAATAATGATTACAATCAGTTATCATGGGAGGATATAAATGTAATTTCAAAACCTTCACTGGAAGAATTAGAGCAAAAATGGCAAGAGATTCAAGATGAAAAACCAATGAAACTTATACGTGAACAAAGAGATACTTTGCTCAAAAAAACGGATGTTTATTCACTTCCAGATTTTCCACATGTATCTCAAGAAATGAGACAAGCGTGGTTGGATTACCGTCAAGCCCTCCGGGACATTCCGACCAATACAGAAGATCCGGAAAATCCTAACTGGCCTACTCCACCCAATGCATAAAAATCTCTGTAAATAGTAGATGACCGGTGCACTTTTTCACGTGGATCCATCAGAGAGTAATGTCAATGTCACAGGTAACCTAAATGTTACTGGTGAAACTCGTATCACGGGAAACTTATATAGAACTCAATACAGACCAGGTGAAATTATTGAAGAACTAAGCTCGATTTGCGATGGATCACAGATAGAGCTTACTTCTGGTACATATACCGTACAAAACGTGACAAGTATACAACACGGAAATACTACACACACCGCGGTAACGGGAAGTACGATCGCGTACACTCCACCACCCGGTACAAAGAGAGTGTATTATCGTTTTTCGTACCATTGGGACAACGCGGAAAACTCGGGTATATCGCATCACCAAATGCAAGTTGATGGAACTACTCTAAATGATTCGAGACATACAGTCGCTTCAAACTATGCATCTACAAATTGGCACCATGCATTGTTTCCCTTGTTTATTGAATATACGATTGACTGTAACGCTTCATCAACTAATGCAGCAGCAGGAAAATTTACCTCGTGGACCACTCCAAAAACGTTAAGAATTACGTATAGAGAATACAGTGGATCATACGAATCCAAATTACACTTTAATGAATGGTGGAATGGTAGTGCCACCAATGGTGGAGCTTACTCTGGTGGGACAGTGAGACCCCACTTAACAATACGAGCGATAGCATAAATAATTATTCTCTACCCTTATATTAATTATGGCAACCCATACTTTAAACTTTCCAGGTGCCAATCTGAATGCCACTGAAAGTACAGTTGATACAGCTACAATTGGTAACATCATCGGTGGTCTTACTGTTGATACCGACAACCTTGTAGTTGATGGCGCAACAGGTGCGGTGACTGCAGGTGGTGTAGTGAGCCTAACCGACACGACGGAGGCGACATCATCAACTACAGGTGCTCTCAAGGTATCTGGTGGTGTCGGTATCGGGAATCGTGCATATATATCTGGGGGTCTCATCACCAATACAGGTGGGGTCACAAAAAAGACGTATTCTCACTCTGCTACAATAACATCTGGAACAGCTTCGGGTGTTGTAATAAGTTTTACAAGTCATGCATTTTCAGCCAGAATTACAGCACAGCTTATTGAATCCGAAGAAGAAATTAGTAGTCTCTTCCTCGATGTCACAGGTGGGAGAAGAGGGGGGTCCTCGCCGAGTAATTTAAACATTGCCAAAGGTCAACTCTCTATATGTGGAGATACCACATCAAATCCATGGAGTTCAACAGTTGGTGTGACTACGAGCACAGTTACCATAACTCCATCGACAAACTTGGATGGTGAGGGGCACTACAACATCTTTGTGGAATACGTTTCCGTAGATGGGAGTGTCTTAACTATTGGTGGAATATCTACTGGATACTAAATCCTTCTCAAAAGACCAAAAAAACATCATTTTTTTTAGAAGCGCACCAAACTGCTAAAAAAATTGTATAGTATTTATATATGGCGACGACGAATATTCAAGTCTTCCCAGGAGACGTTGAGATAGCGAGTAACGTTGAGATAGCGGGAGACCTTGAGATAGCGGGAAAAGTGCGCAATCTAGATATTACTGGACCTATGCGTCTGGGGGATGGACTCAGTAATGTTGTGGATTTAAGCGTAGGGGTGGATCCCATATTCGGTGACTACACCCACCAGGCGCAGCTCTTCCACCCGAACCCGGCGCTGGACGACGGTTTTGGCTACATGGTCTCCATCTCAGCGGACGGGAACTACGCCCTCGTTGGGGTCCCCTTCGATGACACCGCGGGGGGTGCAGACGCCGGCTCGGCCCACGTATACGTCCGGGACGGGACCTCGTGGACCCACCAGGCGGAGCTCCTCCACCCGTCCGCCTACACAAGCGACCGATTTGGCTCGATCTCCATCTCAGGGGACGGGAAGTACGCCCTCATTGGGGCATACGGTGATGACACCGGGGCGGACAACGCCGGCTCGGCCCAAGTATACGCCCGAAACGGGACCTCGTGGACCCACCAGGCGCAGCTCCTCCACCCGACCCCGGCGTTGTCCGACAATTTTGGCTACTCGGTCTCCATCTCAGCGGACGGGAAATACGCCCTCATTGGGGCATACTTCGATGACTCACCGGATTCGCGTGCCGGCTCGGCCCACGTATACGTCCGGGACGGGACCTCGTGGGCCCACCAGGCGCAGCTCCTCCACCCGTCCGCCTTCGCAAACGACCGATTTGGCAACTCGGTCTCCATCTCAGGGGACGGGAAGTACGCCCTCATTGGGGTATACGGTGATGACACCGGGGCGGACAACGCCGGCTCGGCCCAAGTATACTTCCGGGACGGGACCTCGTGGACTTGGTCGGCGGAGCTCCTCCAGCCGACCCCGGGCGTCAGCGACCTATTTGGCTACATGGTCTCCATCTCAGATGACGGGAACTACGCCCTCATTGGGGCATACTTAGATGACACCGGGGGGGGTATAGACACCGGCTCGGCCCACGTTTTCGCGCGGGGACTACGGGACGGGTCCTCGTGGACCCACCAGGCGGAGCTCCTCCACCCGACCCCGACGGCGTACGACCATTTTAGCTGGTCGCTCGCCATCTCAGCGGAAGGGGAATACGCCGTCGTTGGGGCATACTTAGATGACCCATCTGGCGACTTCTCCGGCTCGGCCCAAGTATACGTCCGAAACGGGACCTCGTGGACCCACCAGAAGCAGCTCCTCCACCCGACCCCGGCGGCCCAAGACCAATTTGGCTACTCGGTCTCCATCTCAGGGGACGGGAAGTACATCATCGTTGGGGCAAAAAATGATGACCCCGTGTTTTCCTCCGCCGGCTCGGCCCAAGTATACTCCGCACCGACTAATGGGTTTAATTCGGAGCTCATAGTTTCCTCGGGCATAAGGGCTGACGGGACGTTACTCTCGTTCACGGGCCAACATATTTGTTTCCCCGAAGGTCGAATGAGCCAGGGACTGGTGGTTTCGGCTAACCAGAACAAATACATGAGTCTCAACGGTCCTGTGACGATGGGTCTCGGTGCCATTAAATCGAGTGAATCCCTTCCAGTGGTTTCCCTATCGAACGTCGTCAATGACCGAAGCGTTTTTGGGGTCGTGGACAGGTTTGAAGGGGGTGGGGTCGAACGGACCCAGACAATCGGTATCGGGCGGGTTTCCTCCGCCAAAGAGTTTGGGGACAACAGGGTCATAGTAAACTCCATAGGCGAAGGGGCTTTGTGGGTCGCCAACACGAACGGAAACCTCGTTTCGGGGGATTACCTGACCACCTCCAGTTTACCCGGGTACGCACAGAAACAGGATTCAGATTCCCTCAGAAACTCTACAGTCGCCAAAATCACTATGGACTGTGATTTCAGTCCGGAGGACCTTCCCGTTCAGATAATCAAGAAGAAGGAAAATGGTGACAACGACCTTGACCCGTACGGTCGGTTCCAGTGGGTCGATTCCGAAGAAACACAAAAGGCGTACAAAGTCAGGTATCTCGATGTCTCGGGGGCCCAAACAGACCAATCAAACGCTGCCCACATAGCGGCGTATGTTGGGTGTACCTACCATTGTGGTTAAATATCCCGAGTGACGCAGTCACTCGTACACAAACTTTACAAACTGTCTCAGAGTTTCTAAAGTTTGCCGTATC